AATAGAGTTAGATATTACTGGACTAATATACCAAATGTTACACAGCCAGAAGATAGAAAGATTTCATTATGTGATATACTGGAATATCCGGGCACAGGGTGGATTAAAAACCACGGGGAATACCACACAAGAAATGAAAAGTCTATGTGTTTAGATGCAAACTATTTTAAAGGTGTAGATAACCACGGGCAAAGAACAATGATTAAATGCGGCAGCATGATAGGCCGCAAGATTAATCCGTTGACAGGCAAGCGAGATGATTATAATAAAGAGCTTACTATAGTTCAGCGAATAGAGCTAAGAGAAGATGATAAAACAGGAACATTAACTACCGTACAAAAGGATAATTTAATTGTCTCTAATTCGGAATATAGAAAATTAACACCTATAGAGTGTGAGAGGCTCCAAACGTTACCAGATAATTACACGGCAGGGGTTAGTAATACACAAAGGTATAAAGCGTTAGGTAATGGTTGGACAGTAGATGTATTAGCGCACATATTTAAGAATATGGAGAACACAAAATGAAAATTGAAATGAAAATATTAAATAAAGAGTTTTATAAAACCGAGCACTATCACGACTGGGAGGACACTTGCGACATTCTTTGCCCAGAAGGTACTCACGACTTGCCTAATTACGCCACATCTGGTTCAGCCGGAATTGATTTAATTTGTACAGAGGATGTTATTATCTATCCTGGGGAAACTAAAATGATTCCTACAGGGTTAGCTATATGGATTGGCTCCCATGACTTAGGCTCATGGTGTGCTGTAGTCGGGTTCATGCTCCCACGTAGTGGGCTAGGTACTAAAGGATTAGTTCTAGCTAACACTGTAGGGTTAATTGACGAGGACTACCAAGGGGAATTAATGGTGTCTGCTTGGAATAGAATTCAGCAGCATGATTATGAGGATGTAAATGAAGTGTTAATAGATACTATAAAATTAAAGGCAGGCGATAGGTTTGCCCAGCTTGTATTTATGCCCGTAATTAAAGCGCAGTTTGAGATAGTAGAGGAGTTTTCTAATGAAACACAAAGAGGCACAAGTGGATTCGGCAGTACTGATAGGAGAATCTTATGAGCGATCGTTGGTGTGGGTGCAGGGCCCTTGGAGTAAAACATGGACTGAGTATAACGAAAAAGAAGATAGATATATAATCTTTACTTCTGGGCGTAAACAAGTATATAGGAGCACTAATAAATGAAACACGATATAGATTGGAGTAAATGCCATAACGGGCTAATGTTGTGCTCTTTTGACCAAGTTTATGGTTTAATGCCGGAGATAATACCTATTTTGGACGAGTTATGTCCTTCATTAGAACTGTCTACTGATGAATATAGAGTAGATGTTAAAATTCACATGCTCATGCCCAACCAATACCCTTGCATTCCGAATTGGCATTGTGATTTTTTACCCAGAGATGCCGAAGGAAATAGAGCGAAAACTCAATACTCTCCTTTAAAAATGTACATGTGGATATCTGGAGAGCCTCTTACTGAATATAAACGAAAAGACGGGACGACATACACAAAACCTGCAAATGAGTGGCATGCGTTCACTCAAAAAGATTTACACAGAGTCACAGTTAGCAGTTCTCATACGTGGAGGTGTTTCATTAGAGTAATCCCAACCTGCTTCGTGCACGCAACAACAATTAATCGAGGGCAAATAAGAAGACATTCCCAAGTCTATTTAGATGCTGCTAAGTTTAAATGGTAATTAAAAATATAATAAAGGATTGATTAAATAATGAATACAATAGGGATAGACCCGGGACTGTCAGGAGCGTTAGCGTTGATAGGTCCAAAAGGGCAGTTTGTAGATGTTTGGGACATGCCTGTAATGATAAAACCGAACAGCAACAAAAGCTATATTAAGAGGTGCATCGACCCTTTAATAGTTCATAACATTCTTACAGGGTGGAATTTGAGAAATAAAGAAGTATCTTTAGTATCCGTTTGTATGGAAAACGTAGCTTCTCAACCGCGAGATGGGGTTGCAGGGGCTTTTTCTTTTGGAGAATCTTTTGGGACGCTAAAAGCAGTTTGCTCGTGCTTAGGGTTGCTGCCGATCCATTATGTTACTCCAGCAACGTGGAAAAAATATTTTAACATAGGAGCAGACAAAGAAGAAGCTAGGTTGCTTGCGCTGGAGAAAATGCCAGAAGCTGGTCCAATGCTAGCTCGAAAAAAAGACCACGATAGGGCGGAGGCGTTGTTAATTGCGTTGTATCACCACTTAAATAAAGGGATGAAATAGCATCATGAAAAAATTCACAGACCAAGAGTTGAAAGATTTAATCAATGCGAACCCAACTGTCAGTAACTACAAATTAGGAGATATGTTATCTGTCGACGAGTCTTCAATTAGGTACCGAAAGCAGCAGCTGGCAAAAAAAGGGTGGAGTCCAGAACACCAGTGGACAAAAGAGGTCCCAGATGGGTATAAAATTAAAGGAGTATCTGCTTATTGCGACGAGCATGGTAATGTTTTAAGGCAATGGGTTAAGAGTGAAGTAGACAAAGAAAGACAGCTTGAAATGATTAAACAAACAATTGAGTCATTTGCTAGCGAAATCCCTAAAGTAGAAAAAACGACAATAATGAATGAGCACGAATTGATGCAAGGTCTCATGGCGGTTCTTCCTATAGGGGACCCCCATATTGGGATGCTTGCTTGGGAAGATGAATGTGGGCAAAATTGGGATTTAGCAATAGCCGAGACAGTTTTCTGTAAGCTGTTTTATGAGCTAATTAAATCGTCTCCCCGGTGCGCTAAAGTTGTCATAGAAAACTTAGGCGACTTGCTGCATTATGACAACCTGCAAGGGGTGACGTCTAGGTCCGGTCACACGTTAGATACTGACGGCAGATATGCTAAAATGGTAGACGTTGTCATTAGAATATTGCGCTTCATTGTAGCGACTTGTTTGGACCATTTTGGGTCGGTGCACATCATTAATGCCATCGGGAACCATGACGACATAGGCTCCATGTGGATTGCTCGGCTGCTGGCCGTCGCTTATGAGAACGAGCCGAGAGTAACCGTCGATACTACACCCGGTCCTTGCGCATATGTAAGACATGGTAAGACATTAATAGGAGTTCATCATGGACACACCATTAAAATGCCAGCATTACCCGGAGTTATGGCCACTGATAGAAGAAAGGACTGGGGTGATACCGACTTTCAATATTGGCATACTGGACACATCCATCATGACAGTACATTTTCTGCAAAAGAGTTCCCTAGTTGTAAAGTGGAATCATTCCGTACCCTTGCCCCAAAAGATTCTTATGCAACTTGGGGCGGGTGGAGAAGTGGCCAAGATTCTAAATGCATTATTTTTCACGAGAAATACGGAGAAGTAAGCCGGATAACTAAAAATATTGCAGAAGTACTAGATTAGTGTTAAAATATAAAGTAAATCTAAAGAAGTGGATCAAATAAATTTTTAGATGTTGGAGAACAATAATGCTTACAATAATATACATTATAATATTTAATCTTGGTTTATTCTGTCTCTATAACGCTATAGTATATCGTAAAGACTTAGTAATTTGGCTTAAGAGTTTAGATAGAGGACTATTAGAATTATCGTGGTTCTTAGTTACCATGCTGTCTAGTTGTCTTGGTGTTATTTTAGTAATGGTTTACTTAACCCAAACTTACGGCGGACACTAAGAATGGAAAATAATAAATTTGTTGCAATTGCTATTTTTTGGGCAACCGTTTTAACACTAAGTGTCTTCTATTCAACTAAGGGGCACGCTAAAGTTTCATTCGAGCAAGCAAAGGCAGTGTTCTCTCGCATCCAAAATGCTGCTGGGACGCACACAATGCTATTTTTGGACTCCAGCTCCGATGTCAATGCACATGCTACTCCATATGCTATCCACATAAACCAGGGGCTTTTAGACTTCTGTGATACACCAGCAGAGGTCGCTTTGGTTTTGGGCCACGAGATTACTCACTTTATACATAGAGATGCAGCTCAAGTATACGGCAATGCGCAGCAGGAGCTTACGGCAGATAAGGAAGGGTATTATTATACTGTTAAATCAGGGTTTAAAAATAGCTTAAGGTTCATGAAAAAATGTAGAAAGGCTTTTGGGGACGGTGGAGATGAGGTGCACCCAAGCTGGTCGTATAGATTGAAACACGTAAAAGGAGGCAATTGAAATGTATGCAGTAAGTTTTAAAGTATGGGCTAAATATTTAGTAGACAGCCGAGGAGGGGTCTGCTCAGAATCTTTATTGAAGGAAATAGAAGAATCTATGAGACAGGCGTTTAAACAAGGACAAGAGCATACAGTTAAAAAATTCAGTGAGATATGTAAGAATGGATGTGAGCATAAATGGAATCCAAATATGGATTATATGTATCGTATAAAATGTGGAGAATTAGTATGAAAATTGACGGTATGGAATTACAACCTGGAGACATTTTCTCAACACCTGCAGGACATGTTAATTTATTAGTAGAAGTAGTTATAAATAAGTGGGAAGATAGGATGTTGGTCAAATTCGTAGATGATCGCAAGGAATTCTTCATACACCCAGAACATGCAGTCGGTTGCATTTGCGTGTCTTCAAAATGGTGGCAAGAATAGAAAGGAGAAAAAGTAACATGAAAATCAACGGAATAGAAGCTGTATATGGAGATTTTTTAACTTTGAAAGGAGGCTCCGAAGTACAAGTATTGCGCAATATGTGGGAAGATAGAATATTGGTGAGATTCAGAGGTACAAATTGTAGACAAGTGTGTTACGTTGGACCTGAACACGTACTGTCCAATCATAATGAAATATTAAAAAGACAAAGACAGTGGTGGAGAGAATAAAAATGATAGCAATTGGAAATGCTGTTAAGAAAGGAGATATGGTGACTAGAGGAACTCTTAAAGGTCGACTAGAGCATGGAGAGGACAGCGATACAGGAAGAGAAAACGACATACTAGGGTTCATTACTGTAGAAAACGGTTCGTCCTACTTAGTAGCTATTGCAGGTAGATTATTAGAAGGGTGGTCAAAATTATATGAATAATAACATAGAAATAGATTTTAAGAAGCTAGGAGAGCAGCTCGCATATAAAGTTGGGTTGTCGAATGGAAAAGCAGATATAAGCCGAGATTTGCAGCAAATATTTGAGATGGGGAGGCAATCGGTGGAAAAATGGTGGGAGCACCAAGATAAAAATGAAGGGTGCGAAAAATGATTCATGAAAATAAAGCAACGTGCAGTAACTGTAAAGATAATTTAGAAAGCAAGCATGTGCACGATTTTGTTAACTGCTCATGCCGCATTAAATATAATCAAGCTGCTTCTGCCTTTCGAGATGACGTCATTAAAGGGTTTAAAGGTTTAGGAGAGGAATTGGTGGGTGACTGGAGAGTACTTCATGTTATTATGAGCAGCTTGGCGGAACATTTTGGGACTGGCATTTTTATAGATGGGGGCAAAGAGTACCAGAGAGGAGGAGGCAACATGCACCATTTTAAGCAAAACATCATATGATATTAAGTGCAAAGTAACATCATGCGATATTAACCACTTTAAAACGATATGTTAAAGGAGAAAGAAATGAAAGATAATGAAGATACAATTATAAAGGCACTTGAGGAATTAGATTCTTATATAGAACCATTTTTAGCGGAAATGGAAACTGAAGATGCAACTATAAAGACATTTAATGAAATAACATTTAATGTTGGGGATAGAGTGGAGCATGTGAGATTTGGGAAAGGAGAGGTTGTATCTCTTCATCAGAAGATAGGTTCTTTTTTGGTTAAATTTGATGGAATATATCCTACATTGTTGCATAACGGCAATGGAAGCTCAGAATATATATCAGATAGAGAGGATTGTTGGTGGTTCACAGATATCTCTTGTTACCCAGAGTTAACAAAACTCAATGTTCGCGATGAAAGTGAACACTGTATGGAGAAGAAACTTTGTAAAGAGAATACACATTGTATAGAGAAGAAACTTTGGTGGAGAGAATAATAACGAGAAGGAGAAGAAGAAATGGAAGATGAATTTGGACCAAGTATAACAATTGCTCCCATGGCAGGTAGCAGTGACTCTTACTCTAAAATGATTAAGGACTTATTGGAAACTTTAGTGCTAGCGGCTGATCGGTTAGAAGAGACTGATTTAGTGAAAGACATTAAAAATAAGATATTGAACTTGTTATTGAAAGAGATAGAGCTGCAAACTTTAATCCAAATGGACACTATAGTGCAATATAAATCGGAGCGAGCAAAGCACATTATCCAGCCTTGCCTAAATAACGATAATGTCAAGCCGTTAAAAAAATAATTAAAGAGCTTTACTTAATATACGATTAAACTTCTCGGCTTCAGAAGCAATTTTGGAGCCGTTTCTTTTCACATCTGCGTTAACAACAGCACGAGCATTAACATAATCAACCTTATTGTCGTTAATGTAATCGCTCAATTTCCTGCCTGTAAACAACCCCTCCATAGACCCCTTAAACAATATTTTTGCCCCAAGCTGCAAGTCGGTAGCCAGCTCTGGATTGCCAACGAGGTCCACATTGAACAGCTTGCCGAATCTAATATAGTTTTCTTTGCCGGTAAATTGAGCACCAATGCCTCGACCTCGGTACCGATAGCCATCTCCGGTGCTTGCTGGACCGTTGCCCAAGCGGTTGCCGTAGACATTGTTACCAAGGGCAGCTGGGTTGTGGGCAAAGTGTGCTGCCTCTTTTACAGACTTGAACCTGCTCGGCCAAACTTGCACGATGCGACCTGCTGAGTAATTCATGTTCTCAACAATTGGGACCAAATCGGCACCAACCTCATGCCGGACTGTAGCAAGCATGTATGCTAGCTTTTCTATTTGCGTACCTTCATGTTTATCAAATTCGTCAAAAATAGCATCTAAGCAATCGACTACGGATTGTTTTAAGGACTTAAGGTTAAATTCCTTTTTATATTCTTCAAAAAATATTTTTCTATTTATCATTACTAATGCTCTCTTTTATTAATTATTAGAAACTCCATAATTTAATTTTTGTTGCTTTTGTTTATCTGGGGAACCAGCAAGTAGGGGAGCAACAGCTCGGCCCGCTTGGACTCCAGCTGCATCGAGAATTTTAGGAGCCGTTACTTTCATGGCTTTGTTTAGGAGCTGCAAGAACCTAAAGTGCTGGGCTTCGCTGCCCGCTTTTTGTTTTATCACGTTTGCAATCTCAGGTGCCCATTTATTGGTGCCGCTCATTGTAACATCGAGCAGAGCTTTATAATACCTGTTAAGCGTCATCTTAGCTATGAACTCTTGAACGATACCTAATTCTCTACCTTTGTATTTGAGAGCATCTGTTTTGCTGTTCTTTAATACGTCCCAAAGTGGTGCTTTTCGGAGCGAATCTGCTACTTTTAATAGTTCAGCTGCTTGCTGCGGGTCGCCTCCTGTTTTAGTTACGTCATTTAAAAACTTATTTGATAACAAATCTTGAGGAGAAATCTTATCCATTGTTTGCTCTAAAGTTAGATCTCCTTGCATCCCAGCTTTTGGTTTTGCTTTTCCTAAAAGTTCTTGGTAGTATTCTTGTGTTTTAATTTTCTTAGAAGCAACCATTGCTTCGTTGTACGCGCTAGATTGCTCCAAAATAGGCCGCAATTGTTTCTTGGCGTTTAGTAGTTCTGCTTTTTGAGTTGCAGACAAGTCCTTAGTTATTTGGCCTGTTATAGGGTTCGGTTGCGATTTATAGAGGTCCTCTTTTATTAGTTGTTCTACTTTATGGAGCTGTGCAACAGACCCGTTTGGCATTCCAGAAAACTCAGGAGCAGTGCTGTTTATTACTTCGTCGTATTTTTCAGACAACAGCTTATTTGATTTAATTACATCTGGAACATAATTAGTGGAAGCTGGAGCTTCTGGTAAAAACTCCCCTTTTGGACCGATATATTGAGATTCCATAGCTTTAAACGCATTATCTTTTGTTGCTTGAGTTTCTGGAGTTGTCATGTTGTCTATTGTATTGTAAATCTTTTGCTTCACCTCATTTACTTTAGGAATAAGGTTCTGAGAAATTGGGAGCTTATCTGCTTCGTTTAACGCAATGCCTCCTTCCATTTGCCTCACTTTTCCTACTTGGCTTTGCCCAGCACCCATAGCTTCCCCAGGGGTCAAGTTTTTAGGGACTCCCGGTTTCTGTACGTCGTCTAAGGCACTTAAAGCAGCAGTTGGGTTATTGGCATTATCCAGCATCGTAGCATGTGCTAAATCTTCTGTTGCAGCACCTTTAGGGTTCCACAATTTTTTAATGTATGAGCTTACTCCAATTTCAGGGGTGAATTCTCTTAAGATGCTGCCAATTACTCCTGCGACTGCTGTGGTGGCTGCCCCTAGGATGCCACTAGTAAATCCTTTGTATAGACTTTCTTTTGCGCTATCTGAGTAATCTGTTGCCCCAGACATAAATCCAGATGCAGCCCCTTGGCCAACAGCATTTAATAAGGTCATAGGACCTGCTGTTGTGGTAGCCATTACGGCAGGTGCTCCGGCAATCGTAGCTCCTCCAATTTCTCCTATTAAACTAGTAAAGGGAGACGGAGTTCGCTTATATGCTTGTTGGTAGTTTGCTTCGCTAGTCACTTGTTGCTGCGTTAATTGTTCATCGCTGGGCAGCACTTTATCGAGAATGGGGATATTATTGAGTTTCTGGAGGCCCCCTAACGCATATCGCTCGAAACCTCTATTGAAGATGTCCAGCTTATCGTTAAAAGTTTGCCCCATTGTTGTTTGCTCTTTTGTTGCCCAAGGGTTATTGAAATCGACCGTTTCGCCTGTCAAATTATTAACGTGGAGGTCTTGTTGTTGAGATGGAGCTGCCCCTTGCTGCTGAGAACCTGCTTGCTGCTGCGTTGCTTTTTTTGGGAGAGAGAGAAATGGGTTATTTTTAGACAAGTCTCCACTATCTTCTCCTTCTTGAGGGGCAGGAGCAGAGGGGGAATTAGATGTTTTAGGTAAACTCAAGAAAGGATTATTTTCTGCTAAAGGGTCCATTTATTTTAATTTTCCTTTTTCTTTTATTGTTTCTGCTGCTGCTGAGATTGGAGGTACTTAAGAACAGCTTGAGGGTCATTACCGTTTTGGTCAATTGCATATGCGGCTTTCATTTGCACATCTTTTGGGTATTTATCGAGGCCGTGTTGCTTAATAATGCGGTCGTATTTGTCTTGCTGCTGGAGCATTTCAAATTGCTTAGACGGCATCCTAATTTCATCTTTCTTGATAATATCTCCGTTGCCGTCTATAGTTTCTTGAAATTGACCTTCTATAATTTTTTGGCGACCATATTTTTGCTTCGTTACTTCGGTGAAAACCGATTTTAAATTATTTATTTCATCAGGAGATAATAAGACAATTTCGTCATTCAGCCAGGGTTTTATACCTTTCTCCAGTATCTTTTTCATCCCAGCATCACTGTACGCTATGCGCTGGAAATCAGGGTCTGTCAACACACCTTTTTGCACCATAGATGCCATAATTGTACTGACTGTACCTTGTGCCGAAGGGTTGTTTGGGTTCTTATCAAGATCGTTAAATCCTCCTTGTAGCGCAGTATATTGGTCCATATATCCGATGTAATCTTTGCTTGCAGTTGTAATGTCTTTATTTATATTTCTAGTGTTGTTCATTAATGTAGTTGCAGTCTGTTGTTTTGTTTGCTGCATTTGGAGCTCAACATTTGTTTTATCGAGCAATGCTTTTTGCTGGCGAACAGAGTATATATCACGAGCAGCCATCATATCTTTAAGCCCAGCATCTGTCTCAGGAGTTGCTCCCGCTTTAAGTTTAGCATTAATATCTGCATCGAGCTTTCCAACACTTGAATTAGTAGATGCTATAGTGCCATTACTTTTAAACAGCTGGTTCTCAGGAGTTGCTTGAGAAACAGCGAGCATTCCTATAGGCAACGCTTCTTCTAACGTTTTAGGAGCACCTGCACCTAGCACTTTTTGGAGCATCGGCTGCATCGTATTAAATAGGTTCTGCCGGTCTTCAGGCTTAGCATTGTTAACTGCGCTAAACATTTTACCTAAGATGCCATAACTTTCTAAATAGGCTTTATCTTTTTCATTTTTAGCAACTGCTTGAAAAACATCTGTTGAAGCAATAGCGGTATCGAGCTTAAGCTTCTCAGCATGAAACGCAATGGCTTTTGTAGGGTCCACCTTCTTCAAGTAGTCAATAACTCCTGAGTACCCCCCTGTGGACGCAGCGTCTTGCATCCCAGCCTCGATCACCTGCCCCTTAAGCCTGTCCTCGCGCTTCCACCCGAACTCTTCTTGGCGCATGCTTAACTCGGCTTTATGGATGCCCAATTCTTCTTGAGCAATTTTAAGGTAATCTTTCCTGACTCCAAACTCTTCTTTTTGGATGCCTAGCTCTTCTTCAGCGCGAGCATCTTTATTTTCATTAAGCTTGTATTCTTGAGCAGCTTGGTCGCCAGCAACGTAGCCTCCTAAATCGGGCCCAAGCATCCCCACGCCAGCCACAAAAGTCGGCTCTGGGACAGCAGCATGCTTTACAGGCGACCGCTGCGCCCCAAAAGATTGCTGAGATAAAGGCACTTCTTCACTGCCCGCTGTTCCGTAATTTATTGCCATTTAATTGATATCCTTTAATTATACTTTAGCGTTAGCATATGCGGCACCGCCTTGCTGCCCTTTGAACACATCATAATTGAATTTCTGCTGCTGTACACCAGCTAAAGCATTATTTGATTGGTTGTTCATAGCAGTAGTTGCCAGATGGGTATTTCTGTTTTGAGCTGCGTTCATGCCTTGATACTGCATAGAAGCATTAAACTGAGCTGCATCTGAATATAACTTAGCCGAATTGTCTAAATATGCACCATAAGCTTGCCCGGTTAGTTGGCTGGTTTGCATCCCAGCTTGCCCTCCAGCTTCTATAAGTGCACCATAGTCTTTGCCTTGGTTAATTTGGTTCTGGGCAATCTGCTGTGTTGCACCACTGCCTTGGTTCACGATTTTAGCCAGGTTGTCCATATAGACACCGTAGAAATTTTGAGCAAGCCCTTGGCCGTAATTGGTCAAAGCAGTTAAGGTGTTGCCGCTGCCGAGCATCCCTGCGGCTGCACCTTGGCGTTCAATTGCTTTAGTCCCTTGGTCCATTTGGAATTGGTAGCCTGGAGTTGCTGCAATTTTAGCCGAAACTTGGTCGCCTGTGTATCCGGCATCATATTGGTCAGAATATGATTGGTCATATGAGTTGGTAAAATCTTGGACCGTTTTGATTTGGGCATTCAATTTATCTTGCTGAGCTAAAATGCTCTGCTTTTGCTGGTCGTATACTTTTTGAGTGTTGTTATTGAACGAAGCAATAATAGAAGGGTTAACGTACAGACTAGTCTCCCCTGCATCCACGGCGCCAGCAGCTTTCAGCTTCGCCATGTCAGCAGCAGATACCTTCATGTCTCCCCCATGCGTAACATCTGTAATGTCCATAACGCCACCTATGTCTGGGTGGTCTGCTGGATTAAAAGGAGTGCCTGTAATGAGGCCAGGTCCTGCAAGTCCTTTTACAGCATTGCCTTGAGCATCAGTCATGCCTTGGAGCGCACTAGTATAACTATTGATAGACGACATGATATTTTGTTTTGCTGCTGCTCTTTGGGTTGGGTCTTTAATTTTCTCTGCATCTGCTATTTGCTTCTGAATGTTTCCATCAAGTCCTACTTCAGCTGCGTGAGACGCTGCATTTACTGAGCTGGAAATTGGGTCGAGTCCCATCATCCTCATTTGCTCATTTAAAGCTTGGTTTGACGAAAAAGATAAAGGTTGGAGCGTTTCATTCGCTGATTTATACCCTTCATTAATCTGGACAGCAGCTTGTTTTAGCGCATCGTTGTAATAATTCAACCCTTGCTGGTAATAGGCAGCTTGAGTATCAGCAGATTGCTTGAACCAGGCGAGTGATTGAGAGATGTCTACTTGAGGCACCTTTTCGTCCGGCTGCCCTTTTCCACCTTTCTTAATAGTAGCAGAAGAAACGCCAGGGACAGAAGTGTCTGGACCATAAGTCGTGGATTTCCCCATTAACTTTTGCGCTGCAAGCCCTCCGGCTACACTCCCTAACGCAGCAATTGCTACTCCCATGATAGCGACCCTCCGCTAACATGTCCGTAGACGATATTAACTACTCCCATTATAAAGCTTCCTTTTAAAAATAATTGCGTTTTATAGATCTAGGCCATAAATTACAATGTCTACTGTTTGCTCCCGCCATTGGTAGCAGTTAGTGATTCGACCTTCTTCTTTGAGCCCGTGCTTGGGGGCAAACTTGTGTATGTGGTCGCACGAGGAGGGGACGAAAATTAGGACCTTCCTAATATTCAATTCTTCAACGACATATTTCTTCAATAAATCTACAATGATGCGCGGCTTGTCAGTATGGTGATACTTGCTGGCTAAATACATGTGGTAATTAATAGCATGAGTTGTAAAGTATTCGTACTTAATGACTGCTATTAGCTCGTCATCTTCTTTAACGCCAACATAATGCGACCCATCTGCCAGCCGATATTCCTTATGTTTATACATTAAAGCAATGTCCTCATCCGAAGCCCCAAGGAGCACTAAATGAGGGTCATTAAAGATGAGGGTAGAAACTTCTTTTTGAGATATATTAGGAACTAGAGAATACATAGGAGATTTCCTTTACATCTACAATATCATACTTTTCAGCAAATGTCAACTTTTAATAATCATCATCATAACCATAGATGGCTGCATGTTGTTATGTGCTCCATCTCCTCCAGTTGACCCTGAGTTATTGGACCCAGTATTATTTAATACGTTTGTAGCTCCCCCAGTTGCATTTGTAGAAGAAGATGCTGCTGAATAAGTATGTGTATGAGCCGGAATCTCAGCAGTTATAAGAGTGTGAGTCTCGGTACCTCCAGTTGCACCAACAGTATTCGCTAAAGTAGCTGTACCTGACCCTCCTCGACCAACAAGCGTCCTTCGAGCAGAAACAGGGATTAAAAATGTAGTGGACCCATCCCCGGCTCCGTAAGTTGTCCCAATATCTGCAAAAAGAGCAGCAAAAGAGGTCCGGCTTACTGTGGCACCGTTGCATTCGAGCCACCCTGTAGGGACGTTCGTAGAAGCTTTCCATGCTATAGTACCAGCTGGTAAAAAGTTAATTACTTGGCCTGCTGGGACTGTGATGCCTCCGCTTAAAGTTGCTAGCCCAGTTAAAGCTAAAGTCCCAGATAGTGTTGCATTTCCAGAAGCTGTTAGAGTCCCTGTTATTGCAGTATCTCTTTTAAGATTGATTGCTCCAGTGGAAGTCGTCCCTACGTCAATCGTGCCGGACCCTTGCCCGTCTATTAGAAGCCCTACATTAGTGTCGGTGCCCCCAGATTTAATTGAAGGTTTATTTCCAGTAGCTGCGTTGGTAATAATGATATCATTTACGGCACTGGGAATGCCAACGAACCTTAAGAGAGAATTTCCGTTACTATCTACAATGTTGGTACCTGTGCTACTTTGGTCCAAATTATCGACGGACCAAATTTCATTGCCTAAAGCATCTGTCAAAACAATTTTAGTAGCACCATTAATTACAACGTCTGCCTCTCCTCTAGCGTCCAATATGATAGGGTTCGAGTTCGCATTGGTCCCAGCAATAGCATCTGCAATGGTAGGGTATGTATATCTTGGAGTGAGAGTGCCAGCATCGTAGCTGTATATCTTGCCGCCAACTAGATAATCTACAGTTCCTGTTTTAAAATATTGTACTTTTGGGCTGCCTAATAATGTTGCCACGTTTATATTTCCTTAATCTATTTTGTTGCAAATAAAAGGATTTTTAATATTAGTCTTCTAATTAAAGCTAATCCTCTAGCTCGCTGGGCCAAACTTCGCAGTCAATGATTGCAAAAGGGATGGCTTCCGTAGTTGTAAACTCGAAAATCCACTCGCGAGCACCTCCTAACCTGTTCCAAATCACAGGCTCCGCATACTCTCCAACTTTAGGGAGGTCACGAGCTATGTGAAAAGACCACGTATGGCCTCCGTCATTAGAGTATCTCATGGTGATTTGAGGGTCTGGGACCGAGTGCTGCTTGATGGCGACTCTTAATTCTAAGCGGTCGACACCAGCAAACCTAAATTTCTCTGGGTCGTACTGAACAGAAGTGGTCCTATTCCTTAATATTGGGTTGCCAGCATCGTCGTAGCTCGTGTCGGACATCAAGAAGATTTGACCGTCATTGAGTCCTGCCATTAATTGAATGGTGCCTATTTGAGCAAAAAATTGACCAATGTGGAACCTGCTTTCTCCTGTGCTATATACTTGATAGTTGCGCTCGTGCCATACCTTGGTCGTATAGTCGTATACCCAGGTTTTATTGGCCGTAGGGAATGTGATTTGGTACATTATATGGCCTCTATCGTTATACGATATGGCAATGGCATCATCTCTGCGAGCATAAGTTAAAATGTCCGAAGTAATGGCTTCATCTGATATGATGGTTAGGTCGTACCCTGAGTTATTGGACCGAATAAACGGAGAAACTGAAGATTGCACAACGAAGCCTCTATGGTCGAGCCAAATAAGCAAGTCGTTAACGTTAACAATGGAAGCAGGTGCGCTGCACCCAATTTGCATCTGGAGGCCAGTCCTTAATGAAAAAGGGGACCCAGAAACGTTAGCAGCATTGTACCAAATCTCAGTAGACCTCTCGCCAATGACCCAAAGTTCTCCCTTAGTGACACCTAAGCCTACAATATTGTCGGTGCTCGTCTCAGCAGTAGCTACGTCGGCAGCGTCCCAGTTAAGGCCGTTATTGCTGGCACTAAAATAAAACTGCCCAGTTCCGGGGTCGTTTACGACAAAGTAACTATCGATAAAAACAACTTGGCCGCCTCCAGTGAAATCAGAATCGGTTGCTGTTATCTCTTGAAAAACACCAGTTCCTGGTGTGTACATATACCCTTTTGTGCTGCCATCGACCCAAATAATTTGAGTTGGGTTTGCAGCCATGTACATGACACCAGCTGTTGTAGATGTAAAAGTCCCTATTACAGTATCGGTAACTGCTAAGGTTGTTAAATCTATGCTGAGCTTATGTACGTTCGTCCCTTCAACTACATAAACATAGTCTCCTACGACACCCATGCACCGAATTGGGTTGACTCCTAAATTGGTCAAAGCAGTAGACCCTGTAGTCGGAATTAAAGTAGCCTTTCCTCGACCATCTGGACCTACTTGAATAGGATACATATTTAAGCATTTTTGGTTGTTTACGTCTTGGTAAACGTGCTTGTAAGCTGGTCCACAAACATTTAATTGCATTTAAAAAGTCCTTTGTTCTTTATTAAATATCCTAGATGCATTTAATCAATCCCTCGCTGCAAACATTTAATTGCATTGTGTAGGCTCCATTTGAACAGAAGCAATTTCAGCATCCCAGTCTAATAAATCATTTAACATGACGGAAGCAATGGGTAGGAGGTCCTTAATGGCATTAGGTTTTCCGAAGGGGCGAGCTAGGCGTAGAGCGAGCTGGTATGTTAGAGCTTCGAGCCATTCTGCTGGAAAATCAAAATCGTCCGAAGTATTGTCTAAATCTTCAATGACTCGTTCATAAGTGAACATGATGCGCTCACTGCCGTCAGAAGGGCATGGCCACAAATAAAAAGCACCAAATGTTGATTGAGGTTTAAAGGCGTATTGAGTGGGGCTGGTCCCGGTGTTCTTTACTGGAAATGCTTGTAAATCTTGGTAGCCTATTTCGGTGATAGGTAAGTCAACTGTATCGACCCCGAAGCCAGTCCTTTTTCGGCAGTCTAAAATGCGTAAAGGGCGTTGCAGCATTGTTGTATATGTGTAAACTAAAGCGTTATCGCTAGCTGCACCAGAGAGGCCAGCCGTTATCGTTAAAGATGTAGAGGAAGGAATAGTTAATATCGTGGTCCAATGGATGGTTTTATCGGATAAAACGATGCCTATAAAGTCCCCAATAACCATGCCAGAGGTACTGTCTACAGATAAAGTGGTTGCAGAGGAGGCAGCAGCTGCAGATAATTGAGTGACAATTTCGTCTGAAGCTTTTGTTGCTCTTGTGCCTGTTACGCCTAAGTTATATATTGAAGTATTTGGAGCAATATAAAGAACCCCTTCTTCTTTAGTGAATAGGTGGAGGCCTTTGGTAGCCCAAGCTTTAACCATTTTGTTTAACAAATTAGAAGCAAAATTTAAATCCTCAGCAGAAACAGTCCTACCAATGCCATATGCTCCAATTATTTGAAGAGCATCCAAAATAACTTCGTTGCGCGACTGTTTAAAATCAACTGAACCAGACGTAGACATGTGTTTCCTTTTTAATGAAGTTGTGCTCTTAAAGCTATTGCTTCTTCTTCTAATTCTGCGAGCCGCTCAGCATCATTTGTGCGCAAGGCTCTAATTGATTTTGCATCAATCTCGCTTAATTGGACCAAAATTGGAGCATTTAATTCTGCATTTAGTTTAGCGGTGTACTTTGCTTGAATTTCTGTATCGTTAAAGAAAGAAGCAATTTCGGCCAAAGTTGGAAGAGGGGTGCCAGGGAGGTCCCAGAGCACTATTTCGAGCTCTCCATTTCCGAGCTTATCTCCAATTTGAATCTGGTTTATCATATCTGCTTCAGGATATTTTAAAGATAGTACATCATATAAATTCATATTTTTCACCCTATTCTCTCGCCTATTAGCACGCCAAATCCTGCATTAGTATTTATAGCAAAGGTAACGTTCATAACTAAATAAACAGTAGTAGTGCCTGATAAATATAAAATTGTAACGGGAAGAACAGCAATTGAAAATGCACCGGCTACGTGGGAAGTTCCTATGTAACACCTACCCGACCCAATCGTGACCCCGACGGTACCTGGGTATGTAGCTATTGTCGCGCTCGTTAAAGATGCACCGGCATTAATAATGCTAGTGGTTGTTGCAGCATTGGGATTAGTAGCTACCGAACCATAAACTGCCCAACTTCCAGCCGTTAAAGAAATGCTAGTGACATTGGCGGAGGCTCCAGAAGTTAATGATACAGCTGACCCTACAGCAACAGAGGATGCAATAATTTCCCCTACTGTCCCTGCTGCAGCTGCTGCACCTGGAGACACTCCTATAATTCTTGACGTCGAACTGAAGCTCAGACTAGTGGCTGAAGCAGCTCCTAAAACAGGCGTTACTAAAGTTGGTGACGTTGCAAATACATTGGCACCTGAACCAGTCTCGTCAGTTAAAGCCGCTGCTAAATTGGCACTTGAAGGAGTCGCTAAAAAGGTGCCAACTCCAGTGCCGAGCCCAGTTACGCTGCCTACAGGAAGAGCCGTGCAGTTCGATAAATTACCGCTTGTAGGGGTCCCTAAAATTGGAGTAACTAAAGTGGGAGTGTTTGCGAACACAGCAGCACCAGATCCAGTTTCATCTGTTAAAGCTGTAGCTAAATTGGCACTTGAGGGAGTAGCTAAAAAGGTAGCAACGCCCGTCCCTAACCCAGTTACGCCTCCAACAGGTAGAGTACAATTTGTAAGCGTGCCTGAAGTCGGGGTCCCTAAAATTGGAGTAACTAAAGTGGGAGTGTTTGCGAACACAGCAGCACCAGATCCAGTTTCATCTGTTAAAGCTGTAGCTAAATTGGCACTTGAGGGAGTAGCTAAAAAGGCAGAGACTCCCGTACCTAAACCTGTGACGCTGCCTATCGGAAGAGCCGTGCAATTAGATAGGTTTCCACTGGTAGGTGTCCCTAAAATTGGAGCAACTAAGGTAGGAGTATCGTTTAAAACAACGTTACCTGTCCCAGTAGCAACTACAGTTACAACGCCTCCAGCACCGGCAACTCGTTCTCCGAGGAGCATGTCTCCGTTTTGGAGAGTACCTAAGCTTTTTTGTGTTTTTACATCTTGAATTGTGATTGTAGCCATTAAACGATCCCTTCTCCTTGGTGGTTCATTCTTAGATAATATGGACCAATTAATAAAGTCTCATTGTTAGGAGATATGATTAAATATTGAACATCGGAAAACGGAACCTGATTAGTAGGCCAAAAGAAGTCTATAGACGGACTGCCCGTACCGAAAGAATTTATAGCAGAAACTCGATAAGAATATTCTTGCGTAACATCTGCGGTTAAATCTGTATAATAAGTTGCACCCTCATTCGTATTAACTTCTATCGTATCGTAATAAGACAATTGAGGAGATGCTCGTTCTATTTTATACCCTATAATGCCAGAGCTGCCTGTATCTTCAGGACCTTGCCAGAATAAATCTATATTATCGTTTATAGGGTTTGGAGCTGTAAATGGCAGCCGAGGGGCCCCTGGCAGCCTATCGTCCAGCTCGTTAACTGAAAATTGGTCCCCTCTCTCCGGCCTTAGAAGTTCAGGTTGGGATATCGGACGTTCAAAATGATTGTTGGGGAGGACCTGCTCGTTTATTTGGTCCGCATCTTTTTTACATACTAAAAGACCATGCTGCAAATTATATTTATCGTTAATGGGAATGGTATCTTTTTGATAAAAGAGGCCCCCACATACGTCACATTTAACTTTGACGAACTCTCGACCTGGATGACTGCCTATTGGAAACTTTAAAGACATAAGACTAATCTTGCCGTATATATAAAACGAGCGTCACTTCGTCGCCTGAGTCTAGCGCAGATGTAGTTAAAAGTATGTCTCCTGTTGCTCCAGTGCCTGCTGGGTTTGAAATGCCCCCAAAATCTTCAAAGCATAATTCTTGCGAATTTGATGGGTCGAAGGAACAAATTGGGCTATCAGTAGTTTGGTCCCACTCAAGGCGGCACACGCACGAGCTGCCAGAAGCTAAAACTTTAATTAAGCTGCCTTTTGTCACATCTGCAACTAAGGCAGAGTTGTCATAAATTACTAGAGCCGATTCTTCAGAGCCGTCAGATACAATATTGATAAGCCTAATAACCAGCTTGCTTGCTCCCGACCCTTTTAATGTTCGTTGTGTTACTGTATTTGGCACGTTAGAATTCCTTTATTAAAAACGTAAGAAATTAAAGGCTCCTGTATAAGAAGCCCCTAAAAGAAAGACTACGCGTCAGCAGCAACAATAACAGAAGCAGACCTGTCAACAGCAGTAGTTGCACCTCCGACATCGTCAGTGTATCTGTTGCCTAAATTGAGGCCAGCTGTGTAGTTCGTAATCATTAAAGCAAACGTTGCTACATCGGACCCAATCAAATTGTCTCCAAGGATTAGCTCGTTGCCGGCTACGTTAACTATTGCAGCAACTGCATTGAGGCCGCTTTTTACTCCATTTATGATAACGTTACGATGAACGTGCATATTGGTCCCAGCAGCAGTGATGTTGTTGATGCAAGCTGTACTGTAGTCACCTACAATAATATTATCTAAAATATGAATCTCTTCTGGAGTAGCAACAGTGATTGCAGCAACTGCTCCAGCTTCTCCCATATCAAAGTAGCACCCTTGAATTAACCCTCTAGGCACAGTAATATTATGAATGATGCACGCATTAAACTCGTCGGTACCAGCAGCTTCCGCATCGGCAAACCGGCAATTAACGATTTCATAATCGTCGCCAGCAGCTTCAATATCAATAGCTTTGGTAACTGCTGTTACGGATGGCACGAACCAAAGATTTTCAATATGTACGTTTGCAGCACCAATCACGAATTCGCCAGCAGCGTTGTCGTAAGTGAATTTTGCTCTCTTGGACCCTCGACCCAAGCCTATAATGCTTACACCAGCAACGTCCACGTCAACAGCATCAGCAGCAGTCATAGATTGCGTGTACCCAGGGCGAATATAAATGATATCCCCACGGTTTGCAGCGCATTGGCCAATCGCATAATCTAAAGTACTAAAAGGCTGTAGAAAAGAGCCTCCTTTGCCGTTTAAATTAGTGTCTGCTGCTGCCTTTTCTCCTTCGAGCAAAGTAGCATTGTTTCCGACCCAAAACACTTTGCCTGGAGCACTTTCATGCTTTGGCATGTTCCTCACTAGCAACCCAGAGCCGAAGCCATTTGGATATTGTGACATTTTTCCCATTTTAATTTTTTCCTTTTATTAACTCTAATAAATAGAGCTGCTCCCAAAGAGGGAGCAACGCAATAAAGATATCATTCACCGTTGCAGAATATGCCACGAGGATCAGTCCACCCAAACGCATAACGCTCAGTCATTTTGAATTTCATGTTTTCAGAGTCAAAATCAGTATCATTTTTGATCTCCAATGCACGACGTTCATAATGAGTCAACCCTTTAGGCACATTGGTTTTAACGAACCATTTAGAAGAGCTGCTTAAGAAATGGTTAACAGTAAACCCTTGAGGCAAATAGCGACCAGAATTTAATACGTTAATAGCATTTTCAGCAGTATCGTTCTTGAGTTGAGATTTGAGAATCCGTTGAGCTTCAAATTCCAATTGACGAGGAATAATCAGTAGTTGACCTTGAGCTTGCAGTTTTAAGCTAGCATCGTCTACAAATCCACCAATATCAATTAGAGCTTGCTCCAAAGAAGCTTCACTTAGATTAGAAGCAACAGCCAATTCGTTAGAAAAAGTGCCGCCTTTAGTCAATAAGTGAGCAGCAGAAGAAAGCTCGACGCCATCGAACCCAACATAAGAAGAGTTATTAGCTCTATTCAAAATGTTAGCACCAATGGTTTCTTTAAGTTGCTTCATACCTTGGCCAAGCATCTCAGACATAGACCGAGCAACTTCAGGGTATTGGTTGTCTTCTATAGCGACGCGAGTAACAATGAAGCCACGACCATATTCAACGTGTACATAACGTTTGACAGGACCTTGACTCATAGTATCGTAAGTCACGCCCATTCCTTCAGGAATAACCGCACCCATACCGAACCCATGTAAATTCACTTCTTCCTCAAAGTTCTTCATGGACTTTTTGGTGTCAAAAATTTTCACGTATTGATCGGGATATCGATTATACATATTACCAAACCATTCGCGCACCCCTGGCATGAGGGCTTTACTAATCGCGCCAGTGTTAATTTCAGCCATTTACTATATCTCCGTTAAATCAGTAGCAGAAGCGTTGGCTTCAGTGTGTAAGTTAGGTTTAACCACCCAAACACAATTAGCACCTACATCATTTCCTTCGACATCGTATTTGCGCTCGATTCTCCAAGTATTATCAGTAGCAATTGCTTCAGTATCTATTTCGTATTTGGACCGGCCTAAAACAGAATCTGCATCTAAAGCAGTTACAGAGTCCACGTGTTGGCCAATATTAGAAATTACAATACCAGTTGCGCCTCCATTATCTTGAACAATAAATTCTTGATATGGGTAGTCTGCCACCATTACATAGCCTACGTCAGCGGAGCCCAGGTAATTGAATTGGTTCAAATTGGACCGAATAGGTTCGACAGCTACTACAACTCCAGTAATGGCAGCTCCGGTAGTTGCTCTAACAATTTCTGGGTACCCAGCTGGGTCAGATGAATTGGTGCCTCTAATTACAGGGTCCCCTACTGCGATTACTCCAGCAGTCGTGTCTTTATAGTATCTGTGTACACGGTCTGGGAGCAAATTAATGGGAGTAAACCCATTTGGTGTGTCTTTGTTCGCCATTTATTTTTCCTTTAAATTAAGTTAATAAGAAATATTAATATTTCCATATTCATTACTTCTAGCTTTGTTCCATTGTTTTTCTTGGGTTTCCAAGATATCTTGTTCAGCTGCTTGGTCTTCCTCATATAGCTCAACTGGCATTTCCATTAAAACTGCGGTCCTGCAAGGAGCATGAGGATCTCTATTGACTACTCGCCTAACTACGCTATCGAATTGACTTTCTACTTGTGACTGCCCATCATGCGTTTGCATGTTTGCGTCAATAACTACCGACCACCCGGCCAACTCATGTGAAGCAACTGCTCCAATATACTCATTTACCCACATACGCTTAAACCCTGGACGGGATTGAGCTGTAAAAATATTTTGTTTATGCATGGGGACCCGCTGGGGTCTTTTCTCTTTTAAATTTGCTCTTTCTACTTCTTTTTTTTCTACTGCTAATTTAGAATTACTCATTTAAATTCTCCATGCTTCACTAAATCTTTAATATAATTTTCTATCGACATAACTCCTAGATTCTCAAAATCACGAGCAATCTTTTTTTGCTCCGCATTCAAATCATTAAACGTTGGAGTTTTTCCTTTAGCTTTTGACGAGCTAGATGTTACATTACTCCTCGAAGCTGATACAGGGTTTTTAATGTCGGCATCCGAACCGTCGTCTAGGTTGTCAAAATAGGCAGAAAATTCCTTTTTAACGTGCTGCTCCAGCAGCGCCATATGCTCGTCAACAGGAAGCTTTTTACGTCCCAAAATGGCACCATGAGCTTCGACCCATTGCTGCATTTTTAGTTCTTCATATGAGGTGCCATTCAACCAAGCTGAGTTACGACCTTCAAACTCCGCAATTGCTGGATGTACCTCATTTGCAGCTGCCTGAAAAGCTGGTTTTAGCTCTTCTTTAGCTTTATCCAATTCTTCTACAAGTGCTTCGTCTCCATTGCGAATCGCTTGTTTTCGTTGAGCATCTATCTCTTGCTTGGCTTTTTCGTAAGCGCGAGATTCAGTTTTGCTCATATGTTCTTTTAATTCTTCAACCGTTCTAAATAATTGTTTAATTTTCTTACTTTGGTCTGGAAATTTCTCTAAAGCAACTTTTACATATTCTTCAGCAGATTTTTCACCTTCTGAGTTCCACCCATATTGTGCTGCTAAATCTTCTATAGTGCTGCTGCCTTGTTGCTCCATTGCTTGTTCGTCAATACTCATTTACGTAACCCCTCTTCAGGAAAGACAGCTTGAATATCTTGGTCATTTATCATGCGATAAACGCAGCCCTCTTCAATGTCGTCTACTAATGTTCCACTATATCTTGAAATTAAAACGCAATCTCCAATTCTGCACCAAGGCAACCCATCATCAAAAGCTTTAAATGCTGAAGGTCCTATATCGACCACATAAGCTTCTGCCATGGCTTCTTGTTCTAGCTGCAACTGATAATCAGTCTTAATTTCTAAAAATATGCCTCCTTTAGATACTTCTTCCGCCTTCTTTTCAAGAGGTCTAATCTTGACTAAAACTCGGTACCCTGGAGCCTTAACTATTCGTTTCATCACTATTGTTTCCTTCCTCTATGGTTTCATCTACTATTGAAGAGGGGTCCATACTTAATAGGTCCTCTATGGCATCTACATACCCTCTTAATTCATTTAACCTCAGCAACCCGTTCGGATTTCCTATAAGGTCTTTACTGACCATGCTCTCTAAGCAATAGTCAGCAACTTCTCTTAAATATTTAAAAATGAATTGTGTAGTTCTATCGTTTTTCCAAGCAACAAAATCGCTTTGTTCTAACTTTATCTCTTCCACAAACGCTTCTCCGTTATTTTTTTATCGTATATTCGTAAGTATTTGGGTCAATAGGGTTTGCTTCTGGCCACTGATTATTTGGACCTGTCCACCCCATCTGTTCATGCATTTGTTTATCGTATGCATTTGCAGCATCTTCACTGCCGAAAATTCCTAGATGCTCTTTAGTTTGTTTAAAGTGCTCAATAGCATCTTCAGGAGACAATATTTTTCCACCTACTACTCTCGGAACTAGAGCCACTTTGCCGTTATCTAGCCCTATAGACATGGAGTATACAGTAGATGTCCCTCCCTCTGGGTTGGGAACCGCTGGTCGATTATCTAAATCTAAATTGCCAGGAGCAAGTATTCCTGGATAATTTGGGATTTCTGAAAGTAAATCTATAGGCATCATTGAACAATTCCTAACTTTTCTTTAACTTGTTTGACACTCATATTCTTTAACTTGGCAGTATGTTTGATGTCTGCCTCCGAATAACTCTTTGCCTTATTGTTTTTAGCTGCTTCTTTGTCTTGAGATAGTTTCTTGTGTTGTAATTCACTGTCTTGTGTAACTTTATTAGCTTCTATTATCGTTTTCGCTTGTTCGTTATCTACCTTATGAATCAAATCTATAGCTTTCATTTGCTGCTCAGAATTCATCTTAGCTTCGACAATTGCATTTTTCTTAATGTTATGAAGAGCATCTTGCTGCATCTTCCAAGCACGAGCAACTGCTTCGTCTATTCTTGAATCCGATTCTTTTAAATCTTGTTGTGCTTTTGCTTGTTCTAAAGCATTCTTCTCTGCCAGCAACGTAGCTTGAGCAGATAAATTGGCCACTTGAGCTTGAATAAATGCAATCTCGGCCATAATCTTTTGAGTTTCTGGAGGAGGAGGAGCATTCGGGTCTTGTTGAGGTAGCAATTTCTCTATAACATCTGTATCGAGCTGCATGGCTTCTAATAAAAGCTTATCTGCTTCTCTAGGGTCGGCTGTTCTCAGTTGTTGCAATGCCCCAGCACGAGCAATTCTCTGTGTCTCTGTAGAAACTGTAGGGTCAGCCACTGGAATGACGTCGAGCCCTTCTACGTGAAAATCGACCTTGACTAAAGCATTTTCATCGTCCATAATATTAGAATATTCAGCTTGACTTAAATATTTGCTATTTAAATCATAAAGTTTTCTATATTCCTTTTTAAGGCTTCTGTAGAGCCGCTTGTTGATCGCTACGAATACCTTGGTACCTTGCTCGACCAATTGCTCAATCGTGCCTGTAGCAACGTTCTGTGCGGGTTGTTTGCCAGATAGAACATCGGTTGTAGAAGATAGGTCTTTTCCGACCTGCATTAACAGTCCGAGCAAGCTATAAAGCGTTCCTGAAGGTTCTTTGGTTGGCCAAGGGAAGATGTTCTTTCTTATATCGTCCCCAGAAGCAGCATCTAAAACCTGCCACTCTCCCATTTTGAATCGAATGGAGCCGTTTTTCATCCGCAAGCCGCGACCTATTATGCCACCTTGCATGATGTTTAATGTGCCTGAATCTATGAGCTGATTAATTAATGTATTAATCGCTTTGTTTATGGGGAGGAGCAAGCTGCCGAACCCCATGCTATAAAAACCGCCATCAGGAGAGCGGATAAAATGAAAATCTGTAAAATACTGAATAGGTTCTATCTTAACGATATCTCCATCAGAATTCTTTTTAATTGATTTAAACCGACTAACTATTCTCATGACTTTTTTGGATTGTCTGTGGATAGTTACAATATAAGGTTCTTTGTACCCATCATCATCTAAATCTAAATAAGTATGTTGCTCCAAAAACTCTTTTCCACTGTCTTCATCTTCTTGGTGGATGTCTTCGAGGAGACAAGGGTCACAATCTACAAACAACTTTAACCTTTGATTTTGGATAATATCATTATTATATAAAGTTAAGATATGAGTAATTCGAGGTGCTTTTTCTATGCTTTGTGTATCGTAATTGATGACAATTTTATCGGGAACGCACATTTCCGAGCAATTGCACTTTTCTACTTCGTCGTAATATGTTTTCTTAAATGCAGTTCCGAGCACAGGTAAAACTTGAAGCAACAGGTCGGTGCCATCTTCCCACCCCATTGATTGCTCAATAAGTTGATAGGACATGAACTGTGAAATCCGACTAGCTCGGTCATATTTCATATTGTCTTTGTCTTTTCCGACAACAATAGCTTTAACTACTTTGCCGTTTTGAATAACTTCGGGCATCGTGCGAGATGCATAATCGATACTTGCTTGAGCAATGAGAGGAAATTTTATGTTAGATGCATTTTCCCAAGGAAAGCTCTTTTTCTGCATGATTTGCTTGGCTATCTCCATGGCCTGGTCAACAACTTCCTTCCACCCTGACCGACTTGCCTCGTCTATTTCGTACCCTCGATATACTTGCTGGCCGATTTCAGCCAATTCTTGCTCAGTCAATAAGTCTGCAATATTATTAGACTTTCTCAATTGAGCAATATTTAATTTCGATTCAAGTTCGAGCATTATTCTTAGTACCCTGTGTATTCATCTCGACCGCTTTGGTCGGCATATGATTGTTTAGGAGCGTCTGGGTCTTCTGGAGCAGTCAAGTAATCGACCCCAGTAGTTAAGAGGTACCTCATAGCATCCATGGCATGGTCCCTCTTTTTAATGATTTCGCCTTTTTCGTCCCTGCGATAAATTCTAAATTCTGCTAAGGTGTTTGAAAGTGTATTAAAAATTTTAACTTGGCCAGCAGCCAATAATTGACTAACCTTTAAAATACCACCTTCTCTATCCTTCTTATCTGCTTTTACTATATCGAGCCCTTCTGACACATACATGTCAAAAATCTTTTTCCCGTCTGATATATTGGCCCCAGCTGGGTCAGCAGCTCCTATCATCCAAGCTCCACGAGCTTTAATGGCAGACGCATGAATAGCCGGGTGAGCTTCAGATTGGTAATGTTCAGAATACAAATACATTATTTTAGTATCTGGGTCCATTGCTCCCCAAACTACAGCGGTCCTTGACCACCCAGTATCCATCCCATACCCTCTTAGCCAGTAAGATGGAATTTCAAAGGGGTCACACGTAATATTATCTTCTAAATATGGATAAATTGCTCCGGCACCTAAAGAAGGTATTCCTTTCGACCGGGCTTCTCTTTCATGAGGCAGGCACCCTTCCCACAACCGCTTTTTATCTGCTGCTGTTAAATGAGGTACATCGTCCCATGTCGTTTGCACGGAAAACCTATCAGAATTATCTGGACAAGTGCCGTCTTTAGTTGCCTTTCCGTCTGGTAAAAAAGACATTACAACATCAGAAAGACCGTATAACGGAGTAAAGGTACAATATATGATGCCTGGCTTATATTGGTCTGCAAGCCGCATTAAACACTCACTATATATGCTTGCATCTGCTGGTTCTTCGTCGAGCCATACTACTTGTTTTTTTGTCCCTTCAAACCCATCTCGACCTTGTTCGTAGGATTTAAAGGATAGAATACTAACTCCACCAGATTTATGTCGAACCGTTACCGTTTCTATGGCATCGGCTACACCTGGCTTCTTCGTAATTTTTAGAATGGCTTCTTTTGGGATTAGCCCTGACCCGAGATCGTTATCTGGACCGAGCAACTCATTTTGAATAATCTCTTTTGTTTTTTGGTTGGTTTTTCCAGCAGCCCAAGCTTCTATGGCGTTTAAAAACCGTTTTCCTTCCCACCACTCAGGATAATCTCCTGTCAGATGGACTGCCATTATATAGGCACCGGTTCTTGTTTTCCCTGTCCTATTGGCAGCAATAAATGCTAATTGGCTAAAACGAGCAGAAGCATTAATAAACCGAATATGAGCCGTATATAATTCTCGTCGATACGGTCCTGTGTCTGGGAACATAGATTTAATTTTATGGTACCGAAGCTCATTTTCTTTGTACTCCAAAAGCTTGAGTAATTCTTCTTGTTCTTGTTTAACGCTTAAGCGTTCTTCGTTACCCGACATGCTCTATATCTACCCCTAAAGATTTTAACTTCTCTAATTTTTGAGCAATTTTTTGTTGGACCTGCTCGGAAGTCAAATTCAATGTATTATTTGTAATGTTGATTTCAGTGCCGCCAGCACCGTTTGGATTTCGCTTGTAGTCGAGGCCAAACTTGTTGTTCATGATAAGAGCATAAGTTGAAGAATTGAAATTAGGAATTTCTCCTTTTAACCCTTTCAACCCTAAAGACTCGTAAGTAGCTTGGCTAACTATCTCAGCCCATTCTACAGCCTCTTTAAATTCTGGATATTCTCTTTGCCACCTATACCAAGTGTCTTTCGACCTAATGCCAATAGAGAGCATCATAGCAGGTATGTGACCACCTTCCATTGCGACTTCTACTATGTTGCCACAATATTCAGGTTTAAATTGAGGTTTGGGACCTCTTTTTACTTCGTCTAGTTCGTTGCTAGATTTTATATTAATCTCTTGCATTTAAAACATCTCGTCTGAGAATCTTTATGTCTTCAGTAATGACTCTTTCGGCATCTCGAACAACTTGAGTTAAATCTTTAATGTCTTCTCGAATGTCTTTAATTTGAGAGGTGGACACTGCTTGAGCTATTTTTAGCTCCGCAACATCTAGGCGCAAAGAGTGAATTTCAGCTGCTTGCTTTCTAAAAAGGTACCCGAAAAGAGCCATTACAGGATATGCAACGTAACTCATAAATCCTTTTACTATTTCCCAGGTACCTACATCCATGTGCACTGCCTTTAATGAGTAGTCCTTAAGAATTCCTTCGAGCTAAGGATTTAAGGACCGAGTTGTCTTGAAGTCTTTAATTAGAAACTACTGATTCCTCAGCAGATTTTTTAATTGCGTCCCATTGACTTTGGGTCATCCCGTCTTTAAACAGATTAGCCCTTAAAGCTTTAGCTAGCTTGTCTTCGTCTATAGACACTGGATTCTCAGCTTTAGCCCTTTCGACTTTACCTTGAGAGTATGTCTGCATAGTCTTCTCTCCAATATATCCACCAAGGCCTACATTTAAGAGAAGCCAAGCTTCTGAAGGAATTGCAGCAGTATTTATTTGAGTGTTTAAGAAGTATAAAAAAGAATTAAGAATGGGAGCTATTATCCAATTGAACCCGACCATCAAAGTGCACATGGTCATCAATTTAGCTCGCCAGTCAGAAAACCAAGAATGAGTATTCATCTCAGTAACGATAATTTCTTTTTTAGATTGGTTTAAAATAGATTCTGCTTTAGACGCTTCAGCTTGCGCCTGAAAAAGCAGTTCTTTCATTTTATATTCTGCTTCAGCTTGTTGCTGAGGGTCAGGAAAGATTCTCTTTATCATGTCTGTAAAGATAGGAGCCAGGAGCCCTAGTATTGCAGCAAATCCCATTTAAATAAATCTTCCCTTTGTAGTTAATTTGCATCCAAGGGTAAGAATCTGTTTGACCCCCGTCCCTCATTTTTGCCTATCTTTAAATTTCTTTTAAGTCTACATCTATCCTATTTTAACCTAGTATTCACGTATACTTAAAATTTGGCAGCTGCAGCTTGCCGAAGCCTTTGATCAAACGCCCTTCTTTTAATTATATTTCTTTATCGTCTGTCAAACGAGTTCCTACCCTTATCAAAGAGTGTATCATATAGAATCTAAAAAGTCAACAATTATTTTACAAAAAGGCAAACTATTTTTAAAACTCTATATAAATCACATGTTTAAAAGGACCTGCTGTGTGCTCCAGATGTACAAGTTGTACAATTTTATTTCATTATATCTAACCTAAAAAATGGATTCTTCTTTAAAGTCCTCTTCCGTCAATTGAGACAGGAAGTATTTATATAGAATTTTATCTAGCACTAAACACTCTCTTGCTTTATTTTCTCTCCCTGCCCTGGCTTCCGATATACTTAAAGAGACTATTGCATCGCTTAATAATCCTCGCTGATCTCTACTTAGTTTCATTTCTTACCTCTCGCCACCTAAAATTGATATCCATTTATACAAGATGTACAAAAATTGAACTAGTACACTATATAGTATCTACGTGGATACACGCTGAACCCAAGATTGGTACCATTATACCAACCTTGAAAATTTCTGTCAACCCCTTTTCTGCAAATAAAGTAAAAATATTTTATCGTCGTTTCTTTTTATGCTCCTTTTTATGCGCCTTTTTATGGAGGCTCCGCTGCCGCTCTACCTTTTATGGAGTACGATAATTAGTTAAAATGTTACCGACCGCGCACATTTCCCTAAATTTTCCAGCAATTTACTTAAAAGTTACCGCTCGGCAACGCTTTTAGCTAAAAAACTTGAAGAAAGCAACCTAGGGGAGGTACACGTCTCCGCCGCTGCAGCTGCACTTTTGGTCACCCGGCCCCATTTCTCACGTTTTCGCACCCCTCCCACAGTATAGTATCTACCTTACCCGCTAGTGACTATATATATTGATTTACCCGCTCGTGACTATAGGTGTTTAGCTCACCCAATTTGGACCTCGATTTGGGCCAATGCTGTACTATATAGTAATGGGCAGTGGTACCCTATGGACCCAGCTGGCGCACGAGGGCAGGGTGCCTCATGTTCTGGGGCAGCAACCATAAAGTGGGCGCACACCTATAAGGAGAGGAGCTCGACGGGCAGCAATATGTATATATATCAATAGCTTATAGAAATTTACAGTTTCTTTACATTTTATCTATATGTTCCATTATGTACACTATCGAATCAATGCTATACTAAAGATATAAATATTAATAAGAGAAAGAACGATTACTTAAACAAGATAACCAATGTAGAAAGGAGCAAATGAAATGAGTACTAAAAGAAAGATACCAGAAACAATATTAGTATTGTGGTCAAAACTGGGCGATGTGCCTATCAATAATAATGATCAATTAGAAGATGATTTTATGCACTTCTCAAGAGGTGTTAGTAAGTTTGAGGTTTGGCATTACTTTGATGAGGTCTTAAAAGATTATAATTCCAATGTTCATGCTTTAATGTATGGAGTAAAATAATATGATGATTGCATAATCAGGCACGAAAAGGAGCAAACCAAATGAAAACACAACCAATGACGCAAGCACAAGAGCACACAATGGCACAAGAGCACGCAGCAACCATTAGAAGCGTGCAAGATTTGGTCCAGCTGGCAATCAGGCTTGACTTGCCAGTAAGTGCAGATTCTATTGAATTCCCTGATGATAGCATATTATCGGTAAACTGGTTTACAGGTGAAGTTGCTTGTTTTCGACCCTTATCTACATATAAAAGGAGCAAATAAAATGCACACATACTATCCAATTGTAAGTGACCAAATAGAAGGTTTTGAGGTCGAACTTATGTTTGAAGATGAAATATACTCACCTGAAGAGCTACTGGAAGATAGGCAAGACATAGAAGATATAAACAACGGTGTCTACGAATGGTGTATTGCCTGTGTTAGGGTTTACAAGGCAGGTATAATGCTAAGTGAAAGTAATATCGGAGGCTGCGCTTACAAACATGGCACGCTTGTTAAAGATTTTAAAGAAAGCGGTTATTATGAAGACATGGTCCGAGATGGCATATTTGAAGCTAGACAAGCAATATCTAAATTAAACGAAAGTTAGAAGGAGCAAATAAGATGGTCGTATTAACGTGTATTATACAATTGGTATGTTTTGGATTTGGGTTTTATATGGGAATACTAATATCAAATCGTTTACTTTAAGGAGTAAAATAAAATGGATGCATTAGATGTTTTTATCCTATTGTTATGTTTTGATTTTGTAGTGTATATTGGGGTATCTATCCTTAGAGATAGATTTAAGGAGTAAAATAAAATGAATATTCATGAAATGGTGCAAACTTTAGTATTGATAGAATGGCGCGTCCCGTCCTTAGCAGTAGACGATTTGCTTTTGCTGCAATCTCACGTGGACCAATTGAACGAAATGCTCTTGCGTGAGCTGCGGTTGAAAAAGTTAAACGAGTCTTTTTACTAATTCTTTACAATATATGAGCTAAATATAGTACAAAAATACTACAAATTGACTATACTTTAAATATGTAGAACAGTAAGGAATTTATCATGCTAACTTTTTTAATGTTTTCAATATCAATGGTTGCCTATCTTTATTTAACAGGTTCTTTATAAAGGGAGTTTATATCGTGTCTAGTAGATACTTCAATTAATGAAAGAAACAAAAAGGAGCAAAGAATCATGAACACTGTAAGAGTGTACCACAAGCCAGCTGCAAATTGGGAAATAGTGGACCAATATGAAACTGAAGAGAACTTAGAGGAATTGCTCGATAGGTTCTCTTTGCTTGCTCCAACCCACGCAGCAAAACTTGTATCACACAACCGAGTTGACCTGCTCGAACATGCTAATTCAAGTGTAGTTGTGCTCGTTGTAACAATTAATTTAACAACAATAGAATAATTATTTAGGAGATGTATATCATGGCCGTACTTTGTGGAATTGCTGGTTTTGTAGCCATGTTAATAGGTTGTTATGTTGGAGCAAAACATAGCTTAGAAGATTTAAAGGTTCAGTTACATAAATTGGAGCAAAAAGAAATAGAAAGCGAAAAATAAGATATCAAAGTGCTTGCTTTTTACGCAACATGCACTATAATTAGAGCAAGAAACAAAAAGGAGCAAAAATTATGAAAATTCAAAAGATAGGTAACAACGAAACGGTACTTACATTCAAATCTGGGGTGTCTATATTGTTTAGCTATGAAACACCAGTCGCGGCTTGGGCCGGGTCCAATATAGGGTACGTCAAAACATCTAAGAAATGGAGCGTTACGACATCAAAACACATAAACAAATGGCTAAGTTCGACTTCAAGTGAGGTAAAAGAAGTGGAACAGGAATACTTAGACAATTTAGTCAATATGGAGTAAATATCATGCATATAGAAGAAGTGATAGATTTATTTGATGAGCATTTGGATCACAATAACGAGCCGGTCCGAATCAACGGGTTGCAATATGCTCCAAGTGAAGTGTTAAATTCGTTTTGCTTTGAGGATTATTTGAGCGAATTGGATAAATACATAGCCACATATTTTAAAGTCGTTGACGAGCTCGACGGCGAGCAAACATACTACATTAATATTGGTTAAATAGTATTTTAAAGGGGCAAAATAAAATGAGTATCGGGGAGAAGCAGATAAAAGACATGAAAACAAGCATTTCTATCTTATTTAAGTTAATACAAATATTAGAAAAAGAGAACTTCAAATTGACTCAGGAAACATCAGCAATGAATGCTCAGCTGGACATTATAACTGCAAGATTGAGATAGAGGAGAATTGCCATGTTAATTTTATTGTTAACAATAGTTGGAGTATTTATAGTATACAAATTGGTTGAATGTTGGGCAGCAGCGCGAGCAATATCGGCAATCGTCCATAACAAGTTACACATTCAACAAAGAGAAATCAAAAATAGAACTAAATTTGAAAAGGCACTTAGAGATAAGGAATTAAAAAATGGTAAAATATAAATTTATATTGCTCCATAAGATGAAAGATTTTTGTTACTATGATTTGAATGGCGAGTTAGTTTGGGTTAAAAATAAAAGGCCTTACTTAGAAAGGTCGAATAAAGGCAAAATAGAGCATTTAAAGTTAAAAGGAGAATTAGATGGATAAAATCGAACTAGATAAAATATTAGAGGACCATTTGCTTTGGGTCGAAGACGAGCAAAAAGGAAAAAGAGCTAATTTAAGAGGAGCTGATTTAAGTGGAGCTGATTTAAAAGGAGCTTATTTAATTAAAGCTGATTTAATTGAAGCTGATTTAAGTGGAGCTAATTTAATTGAAGCTTATTTAAGTGAAGCTAATTTAAGAGGAGCTAATTTATTTAAAGCTAATTTAAGTGGAGCTAATTTAAGTGGAGCTGATTTAAGAGGAGCTCATTTAAGTGAAGCTAATTTAATTGAAGCTAATTTATTTAAAGCTAATTTAAGGGGTATAAAAGGAAAAGAAATTGTTGCATTTAACGGACCAAAGCATTTTGGGTATTATTGTGATGGAGTTGTTGAGATAGGGTGCATTTCATTGCCTTTATCTGAGTGGTTAGAGGAGTATGAATCAATTGGGAAGGAAAATGACTATTCAGAAAACGAAATCGACCAATATGGCAGCTGGTTAAAGAGCTTAAAATAAATGAAAAGGAGCAAAATAAAATGAGTAATTACGTTGAAGACTACCAAATGAGTAGTATTGAAGAGAAGTTAGACACGTTGAGAATGTTATACAACTCACCATCTACTAATTTGGAGCAAAAAACTATCATAAAACAAGAGTGTTATAAATTGTACTCTCAATTAAAAGGGCGAGCATTTAAAGAACATATAATGAATTTAATTAAGGAGCAATAAAAAATGAGCAGTTCAATCTTAAGCTTCATAGAAGAAATGAGAAAATTGACCAAGTACACTTTCGTGTACCGTATCGATTACTGGGCTTTTGACCATTCGCCTGACATAAAACCAAAACACAGCATATGTTCGATTTTGCCTGGGTTTTCAATGGAAGGTAAAGAAACTGAAGAGGAATTAATAGAAGCCATTCCTTTAATGAAAAAATTAGTGGTGCAATCGCTGGAAATATTAAAAACTCAAAAGAGGCTCAATACTATACTGATAAAATAATGAAGGAGTAACACAAGATGACTACAAACCCAAATAACGTAACTATAAACTTAACCTTAGAAGAAGTAAGCTTGAAGGAGGTGTTTGAAAAAGTAGAGATTGAGGTGTACAAGTTTGCAATCGAGCAAGCAAAATTCAACCAATCGCGAGCTGCAAATATGCTGGGAGTTTCACGCGGGACACTACGAAAGAAACTGGCCCAATACTTCCCCGTCAAATACTTATAAGAGGGGTAATGTATGAATTCATTAGATAAATTAAAATTAGAGCTGTATAGAAGACTTTTAATAAGTAAACAATCTTTTGGAGTACTGGGAACACACAATAATATTTTATTCGAAGCTTTGAAAGAAGACGACTCAATGAAAATATATTTGGAGAATATAAAATGAACATTGAAACGATTATAATTATAGCGGTGTCATTGTATATTTATTGTTACCCGGCTATCATTAAAGCATTTATATAAAGGAGAATTAAATGAATAAAAGTGAATTAGATAAAATATTAGAGGACCATTTGCTTTGGGTTGAAGACGAGCAAAAAGGAAAAAGAGCTAATTTAATTGGAGCTTATTTAATTGAAGCTAATTTAAAAGGAGCTAATTTAAGAGGAGCTAATTTAATTGGAGCTTATTTAATTGAAGCTGATTTAAGTGAAGCTAATTTAAGAGGAGCTAATTTAAGAGGAGCTTATTTAATTGAAGCTAATTTAAGAGGAGCTGATTTAAGTGAAGCTAATTTAAGAGGAGCTAATTTAAGTGGAGCTGATTTAAGAGGAGCTCATTTAAGTGAAGCTAATTTAAGAGGAGCTAATTTAAGTGGAGCTGATTTAAGTGAAGCTAATTTAAGAGGAGCTAATTTAAGTGGAGCTGATTTAAGAGGAGCTCATTTAAGTGAAGCTAATTTAAGCGGAGCTTATGTAAGTGGAGCTGATTTAAGAGGAGCTCATTTAAGTGAAGCTAATTTAAGCGGAGCTAATTTAAGAGGAGCTTATTTAAGTGGTATAAAAGGAAAAGAAATCATTACATATAATGGAGCAAAGCATTTCGGGTATTATTGTGATGGAGTCGTTAAGATAGGGTGCATTTCGTCGTCTCTAAATGAGTGGTTAGAGGAGTATGAATCAATTGGGAAGGAAAATGACTATTCAGAAAACGAAATCGACCAATACGGTAGCTGGTTAAAAAGCTTAACTTAAGGAGCGAGAAATAAAATGAAAACTATATTGAAAAACATACTGTTAAGTGTTATACTGTTACTAAGCTTCGGATCAACCTGGTCCCAGTCAACTACTGTTTATGGTACTGACACGGACCTGAGCAAAGATGACATTAAGACCGTATTAGTTTGTACTAACGACGGCCAAGGGTGCCAAACTGTAATAGTTATAGACCCTTAATATAATCCCACTGCACTAGGATTAAAAGGTAACTCGACCTAATTTGGAGCAATAACCCCACTATAATAGGATTAATATGAAGCATATAAAAAGGACCCTTTTGGCAGCAATTGGATAACCTGTAAAATATCGGCTGGGCAAACCGCAAAACAACCCCAGCTGCACCCGGCACGCTTATTTTTGAAAATAAAGTCTGGTTTAACGTAGCCGGCAGCATGAATAACCATGCTCCTTAGATATACATTCGAATTAACCCCTTTTTCCAAGCCGTGGAGCCTCAAACTGGACCCATGCTTCCCTATATACTCCTCCCCGGTTATCATCGCTCCTAGGCTGCTCTTTCGGCTCCCAATGACGTTAGAGAATGAATCGGCCATTCCAGGTACTTTTAAGCTTTCGCTTTTGCTGCCATGGGCAACGTGGCACTCTTTTACTATCTTAAACCCTTGGGCGCGGTCCAAAATAACCAAGCGGTGAAGATTCGAAGGAGATTTAAAGTCTATGACGGCCAGGTAGGGTCCAACAACGTCTTTTTCGTAGATTTTCAAGGCGGCAACAGCTTGGTTGATGGCCGGGTACATGGAATACATATTTACAGTAAACAAACTCATTTTAAATTTTCCCATATTTGACAATATTGAATTTTTGCCGTACTATATTGTTATATATAGTAAGTGCCCCTGACCGCTTCCATTGAGTATACCAGAAGAAGCATATAAAGTCAACACTTGTATATAAAAAATTTAACACTATGTTTAATAAGGGGAAAATATGTTAACAGCTCACGATTTGCTCCGGCACCAACAAAATAACTTGTTTGAAGATACCGTACTTCAATTCATGCATAAAGTAGTTACTGAAGAGGTTCTGTCTAAAACTCACGATAAGAAATATTTAGCCGAGTGGACGTTTAAAGATGGCTCCAAAGTTTTTTTAAATAACCATGTTTTTGTAGCAGATGTGGCCGATTTACTATAAAAAAGCTTCATTAATTTAAAATACTGTGGTACAATCTTTTAACGATACAAAATAAAAGAAATAATAGGAACGTGTGAAAATGGACCAAAACACAATAATAAATATAAAAGAATTAGAAAAGCTGGCTGCTGCTTTTGCGCTTCCATGTATCGTTAGGTCGGAAGAGGTGACTATTGTTGGTCATCTTTATTTACTTGTTTTTCAACGTCAGGAGAAAGGTACATGTCAACTAAAACAGATTATTTAACTTCACCTAAAGGAGAAATTCAATTTTTAGCTTTAAACCGCAAGGTAGCTAAAGATATGAAGCCCGATTCCCCCGAAGGATATGCAATTCGACTCAAATTTGATGCTACTACTAAGGAAGGGGCAGAATGGAAAAAAACTATAAATGCCATTAACCCTAATTTGGTCGGCACCAAGCATGTAGATAATAAAAATGAGTATACGGTCAGGGCGTTTTCTAGGTATTTGCCCGAAGTGGTCGGAAATGACGGCAATGCGCTTGAAGAGTTGCCCAATTTTTATAAGACATCTAAAGGTACTGCAACTATGGTTGTTCAACCATATACTGGAAATGTATTAGGAGGAGCCGTGACTCTTGCTGGTATCATTATTCATGACTTGGATATTGGAGAGCAAGAAGTGGGTTCTGGAGAGAATCGAGAAGCAGTACTGGAGCAACTAAGAGCAACTATTAAAAACAAATAATAAAAAGGAAGCTATCTAATGAGTTTAATAGCTATAGATTTTGAAACTCATTTAATAGACGAAAACAATATATTTCCTAAACCTGTGTGCGTTTCCTCTTTCGATGGAGGGAGCGCATTTTTGTTTACAGGCTGGGAAAATATGCATTCGTTTTTAAAGAAGAGTTTAGAAGAAGATACGATCATTGCCCACAATGCTGTTTTTGAGTGCGGTGTCATTTACTGGCATTTTTCAGATTTGGTCCAACTTATGTTTAAGGCTTTAGAAGAAGGTCGCATCATTTGCACGCTAATAAATGAGCAGCTCGATAACGTGACGAGAGAGAAGCCTAAATATTCTTTTAGTTTAGCGGATTTAGTGCTGGCCTATTTTAAAGAAGACATAAGCGAGTCAAAAACAGAAGATTCTTGGAGGCTGAGATATAGTGAGCTAGATGGAATCCCTCAAGAACAATGGCCCGAAGAAGCAGTTAAATACGCTATAGACGATTCTATTTGGGCATTTAAGCTATATGAAAAACAAAAGAAAACAAACATGCACCTTTCTATAAGGTCAGCTGTTTATTTAAACATAATGGCTTCCAAAGGCATGAAAATCGATTTGCAGCGAGCACAATTGCTTAAAAATGAAGTTATGGCCTTTTTAACTCCTAGATACGATTTTTTAATGTCGAAAGGGTTCTGTAGAAAAACATTAAAAACCGATAAAGTGAGTAAAAATGTAAAAGTGCTTAAGGAATATGTAGAAAGTTTAGGCATTGAGCTGCGATTCACTAAAAAAGGCAGCGTGAGTGTTGATGGTGAGTCTTTAGAGTTTTATTTGAACCAATTAAACGGCCAAGATGAAATTTTAACTGCGTTTTCAGAGCTGGCAATATATGAAAAGGTTCTCTCTTCTTATTTAAATAGATTTACTGGGCCGACGATATATACTAATTATTCAGTAGTTAAAACAACAGGGCGTACTTCAGCAAGTGGGTCCAGTCTATATCCATCTTTAAATATTCAACAGATGCCAAGAGAGGTGCCGAACGTTTCTTATGATTTAAGGAATTGCTTCGTTCCAAGAGAAGGTAAGAAGATACTATCTATTGACTATGCAGGACTTGAACTGTGCTCCACAGCACACCAATTGTATTCTTTATATAAGAAATCCAATATGAGAGATGTTCTCAACAGCGGAGATTGTCCTACTGATATGCATTCGAAATTGGCAGCTGTCATTAAAGGCATCTCTTATGAAGAATTCATGCTACATAAAAAAGAATATAAAGATACAAGGCAGCTGGCGAAACCAATTAACTTAGGGTTCCCCGGAGGAATAGGGTACGATACTATGCGGCATTTATTGTGGCAAAGCGGCATCAAGACGTATTTTGAGGTGCTCCACAAATCACCAAAGAATAGTGACTTAAAGTTCTATTATTTTAAATTAAGAGAAGAGCTGCCCGATTTGAGGATTTCTCGCATCAGCAAGACAGAATGGGCTTTGGTCCGAGACGAGCTTGTTAAATTGAAGCGCGATTTTTTTGATTTATACCCAGAGCTTGAGACGTTTTTAAAGGAAACTCACAAGAGGTTCATCACTAAAAACAGTAAGTGGGTTAAAAATGAATATGATGAATGGGAAGAGGAACCAATGTATAAATATGATGTACACGGGTTCAAAAGAGACTGGTGCACCTATACGGCTTTTTGTAATGGATATTTGATGCAAACTCCGTCAGCAGTTGGAGCAAAACGAGCAGTAAGCAAAATAGTAAATGTATTTCACAACCACCCAGACATTACACCTTTAGCTTTCATTCATGATGAAATACTATTCGAGATTTCAGAATCTAGAATAGATTTGATTGATGAAGCTGCAAACATAATGATTGAGGAGATGCAATCTGTGTTAAATTCTGTTAGAATAACAGTAGAAGCGTCTTTGTCAGATTATTGGCAAAAGGCAGATGGGTTTTGGACAAAACAATATTTTAAAGACGCAAAAATCATGACGTAACAGTAAGGTTGAGCACGAAATAACCAATAAGTAAAGTTTTTTACTTTAAATATTAATAAGATACCTCTAAGGAAAATAATGATAAATAGATACGAAGTAAAAACAGAAGAAGAATGGCATATTTTGAGGCAACAATGTATTACAGCATCAGAAGCAGCTGTTTTAATTGGTCAAAACCCCTATTCCAGCCCAGGTAAACTTAAACAAGCATCTGAGTTTAAAGGAAATGCGTATACGTTAATCGGTCAAGTTATGGAGCCTTTGGTTGTAGATGTGACAAATAGAGTTTTAAATACTTCGTTTAAACTGTATGAAGTTGTTAATTCTGGAAAAGTATTCTATACTAAAGGGAAGCTCGGGGCGACACCTGATGCCGTATCAGATTGTGGGAGGTTTTTGCTGGAGTGTAAGTCTACTAAACCCGACACGTTTTTGAAATATGTAGAAGTTCCCCCAGCGACCTATTTAGTGCAAGTTCATGTTCAAATGCACTGCACTGGAATTGAGGAGGCATATTTAGCGATTTTGAGCACTGACTTGTCCCAAAAGAGCGCAGAAATTTGTTGGCCAATAGCAATATATAAAGTAAAAAAGAGTAATAAGCTGTGTGAATTGATGGAGCAAGAAGCTGCTCGATTTTATGCTTCAGATTCGTTTAGGGTCAATTCAAATGTAAAAAGGCAAGCGAGTACTTTGCTTCACATGAGCTACGAGCAAATATACAAACCTAAAATAGTAGAGCAACAAGCGAACGGAGAAAAAAAGAAGCAAGAATTAAGAGATTTATTAAAGCAAACATCTAACGCTAATATAAAGGAGAAATAAATATGAGCACGACAGATTATAATACACGAGCAGCAAGAGGTCAAGCGTTAAACTTAGCGGTGCAGGAAGCAATTTCCATTCAAAAAACTGACGATATGAGGTACATATTAAAAAGGTTCGTTCATTATTTGAACTTAAGCTCCTTAGTGCAAGATATAAGTTTAGAGGATTTAAAAAAGGAGATTGAAGATGAGCAATAGATTTGCAATGGCTTCGGGTCGTCTTATTGACATATCAAACTTTAAAGAGGAGGATATTTGTTTAGAAGATATAGCCCACCATTTAGCTAAAATCCAAAGGTTTAACGGGTCGCTGCCGATTAATGCGACATATTCCGTTGCTGAACACTGTATTAATTTATATGCCTACCTGGAAAAGTCAAATTATGCTCCTTTTATGATGGTAAATGCTTTGCTTCATGATGCGTCGGAAGCATATCTTTCAGACGTAGTTTCTCCAGTTAAGTCGTTGCTACCAGACTATGTGAAGTTAGAACAATCCATTCAAGCTAAAATTTATAAAAAGTATTTAAAGTTTGATATGATATACGATGAATGGTTGTCTATATATGATAAAAGCATTTTAATTGATGAAGTTGAAACTATAATGCCTTACAGATTGGATTTATTCAAAAGAGAAACTGGGCTGGAAAAATTAGGGTGCCACATAGAATACAATAATGACCCAAGAACGGTTAAAGCTGTTTTTTTATCTATTTGTAGAAAATTGAAAATAAGTGACTAATAAACTGTTAATAACTTGTGAGGTGTGCTACAATGTAATTAGTTACTTTTTAACAGGAGCAGACATAAATGAAAATATTAGAATCCTACAAGAAGAAATACAAGCAAAATAAAGAAGAAGTAATGTCCATGGAGCAATATTTAACTCTCTGCTCTTCCAACCCCTCAGCTTATGCTTCCCCAGCAGAACGCATGCTTAAAGCAATAGGCAGCCCTAAAGTTCTCAATACATCTAAAAACGCTCGCCTCAGCCGCATCTTTGGAAATAGAGAGATAAACGTCTATGATGCTTTTAAAGATTTTTACGGCCTTGAAGACGTTATAGAACAAATCGTTTCGTTCTTTAAACATTCTGCTCAAAACTTAGAAGAAGCCCGCCAGATTCTATATTTATTAGGTCCAGTTGGGTCAAGCAAAAGCTCCTTAGTAGAATGCATTAAAAAATTGATGGAAAAAGAACCAGTATACATTTTAGCAGATAAAGAAGGGTGCCGCAGTCCGGTGCTCGAAAGTCCCCTTGGTATCTTAACAGAAGAAATAGCGCAAGAAGTAGGCATTCCGTTAAGGGCAGTTTCTAATATTTGCAGCCCGTGGGCTACAAAAAGGCTTAAAGAATACGATGGGGACCTATCTAAATTTAAAGTAATTAAAAGGTACCCCTCTCAATTGGAGCAAATATCTGTAACTAAGATTGAGCCAGGTGACGAGAATAACCAAGACATCTCAGTGCTTGTAGGTAAAATCGACATTAGAAAATTAGAGCATTATGCCCAAGACGATGCCGATTCCTATTCTTACAGTGGAGGGTTGTGCTTGAGCAACCAAGGCATTTTAGATTTCGTTGAGATGTTTAAAGCTCCTATTAAAATGCTCCACCCTCTTTTAACCGCTACGCAAGAGAAAAACTATAAAGGAACCGAAGCCATTGCTGCCATTCCTTATGATGGAATTATCGTTTCCCACAGCAATGAATCTGAGTGGACTTCATTCAAGCAAAACAAGAATAACGAAGCGTTTTTAGATAGGGTTTACATTGTAGAAGTTCCATATTGCTTGAGGACCGATGAAGAGATGGAGATTTATAAGAAGCTCTTAAGCAACAGCAAATTGAAAGAAGCTCCAATTGCTCCAAATACTCTCCACATGCTTGCTGAGTTTTGCATCTTGACTCGCATTGAGGACCCAGAGAATTCTTCAATATATTCTAAATTAAGAGTTTATAATGGCGAGAACATAAAAGAAAAGGACGTGCGCGCTAAGTCGCACCAAGAGTACAAAGATGATGCTCCTGCTAATGAGGGCTTTGTTGGGGTTTCTACTCGGTCTGCTTATAAAATTTTAGCAGAGGTATTTAATTTTGATTCTCAAGAAATAGCAGCAGACCCGGTGCATTTATTGTTTGTACTGGAAAAATATGTATTGAAGCAAAGATACTCAGAAGAAATAAAAGATGATTATTTAGAGTACATTAAGGATTACTTATCTCACACTTACTTAAGAAAAGTAGAAAAAGATATCCAAACAGCATACTTAGATTCTTATGGGGAGTATGGGCAATCTTTATTCGACAGGTATATTTTGTTTGCAGATCATTGGATTCAAGATAGTGACTTCAGGGACCCAGACACTAATCAAATGTTCGACCGACAGGCATTAAACAAGGAGCTGGAAAAAATAGAGAAGCCAGCTGAAATTGTTAACCCTAAAGATTTCCGGCACGAGATTGTTAATTTTGCGCTGCGCCATCGAGCACAGAATGGAGGCAAGAACCCAGATTGGACTTCTTACGAGAAGTTAAGAAGAGTTATAGAGTTTAACATGTTCAGTAAGACACAAGATTTGCTGCCCGTCATATCCTTTGCTGGACACGGTAACAAAGAAGACAAGTCTAAGCACGAGTCTTTTGTTAATAGAATGAAAGAGCTTGGTTACACAGAACGGCAGGTCCGGCGAGTTGTAGATTGGCAGACACGTGCTTCAAAAACTTAGCGTTTTCGAAGAAAAGGCTTCCAAGACGTAGTCTAGAGATTAGGTACCTAGTAATAAGGAAGTTGCAGGTTTGATAAAGGCGGCTGCCCTTCCTAATAAAGCAGCCATTAATTTAAAAAGTTTTGGTGCACGTTGTAACCTTTAAGACGGATAGCAACATGGGAGTGCACCAAATTATTAAAAGCAGTAGGAGGCAGTAACATGTTTAATAACTTGAAGAAATCTGAATTTAAAAATTACGAAGAAGCTATTTCAGGCTCCTTGTCTATATTGACTGATAAAATTAGAGAGGTAGAAGCAGAAGTTAATGTTTTAACATTATTAAAAGCTGAGGTCCTCCAAGCGGTCAACGATATTAGACGAGAGGTCCACGGCACCCAAGCAGCACTATATAGCTTGCTCGACCGGCTCCAATGTGACTTATATTTAAATGAAGCGACCGGAAAGCCAGAAGTTAAGGAGCGCACGTAATGAACATAGATTATAGTTTAATACATTCTGCGCAAACATTTTATGAATTATTAGGGTATAAATATATAAACACTCCTTGGGAGGTGCCAAATGACGTGCATAAAATTACATGGAAACATCAAATAACGACCAATATGGTAGCTAGTGGAGAGCAATCATTTTTACATTTGATTTTAAATAAAAATCTTAAACCCGGCAAGTATCAGACAATTACTCCATGTTGTCGAGAAGAAGAGGAAGATGAGACACATTTTAAATATTTTATGAAATTAGAATTAATTGATTTTTCTTGGACCAAACAATACAATGCTTTGTGCATTGCTAACGATGCAAATCTTTTTTTAGAAGGAGAGATAATAAACACAACTGAAGGGTTTGATATAGAAAGAGCGGGTATTGAAATCGGTTCTTATGGAGCTAGGAAGTATGGAAAATTGAATTGGGTATATGGAACAGGGATTGCTGAACCTAGGTACTCCATTTCTCTAAAAAAGGAGCGTTCAAAATGAGTTACCACCTATCGAACATTCCAAAAGGAACTCTTGGAGAGGCTAGTAAGATAACCGAAGAATATTTAGAATTTATAGATAGCTTGTCTCAAGGAAATAAAGTAATGTCTTTATTAGAATTGAGCGACCTATTAGGTGCAATAGAAAAATATGCGGAAAATTTTGGATTTAGCTTGAGGGATTTAGAAATAATGAAATGTTCTACCGAACGAGCGTTTATTTCTGGCGCGAGGAGTTAGATATGACGATAATAGATAAAAGAAAGTCTGGAAAAAACAAGTCGGTTGATAACCGGCAACGCTTCGTTAAACGATATAAGCAGCACATTAAGAAATCGATTGAAGAAGATGCAGCAAAAGGCAGCATAACAGACTCAACTAAAAAGCGTAAAGCTACGGTTTCCAATAAAGACTTGGCAGAACCAGAATTTAGCCTCGACCCAAAAACAGGGAAGTCGCAGAGAGTGCTTCCCGGCAACAAAGAGTATTCTGCTGGCGACCGCATCCGAAAAGACAATTCATCAAGTGGTAGAGGTACAGGAGGCAGCAACTCAGGCGGTGGAGAGGACGAGTTCTCTTTTGTTTTGTCTGAGGAGGAATTCATTGAAATTTATTTTAGTGAAATGGCGCTCCCTAATTTTATAAAGCAGTCTCTTAAGGATACTAAAAAATACAAATTGGTGAGGTCCGGGTACTCGAAAGATGGCATTCCTCCTCGGCTCGATTTATTGAAAACATTTAAGCAAGCAATTGCTCGAAAAGTAGCAGCAAAAGCTCACAAAGAAGAAACAGACCACAAGTCTCCTTTTTTGGACGACATTGATATGAGATATAAGCATTTTACTCGGAAGCCTTTTCCGATTAGGCACGCTAAAGTTTTTTTCTTGATGGACGTTTCTGGGTCGATGGGAGAGTATGAGAAGAGCATGGCTAAAAAGTTTTTTGTCCTCCTCTATCTATTTCTTAAAAGAGAATACGACAAAGTAGACGTATCGTTTGTTCGTCACACAGAAGAAGCAAAAGAAGTAACTGAAGAGAAGTTTTTTTACTCAAGAGAGAGCGGAGGCACTATCGTCTCAAAAGGGCTGGCTATTATTAATGATATAATCGATAAAGATGTTAAGCTCCACGAGACAAATGTGTATGTTGCTCAAGCTTCAGACGGTGATAATTGGTACAGCGACGAAGCAGAGTGTGAAGCCGAGCTGAGGTCCCTTTTAGATAAGGTCCAATATTTTGCGTACATTCAAACAGAAAGTGAAGAGAGGCAGCTGTGGAAAGAAGACAATGATGCAGAAGACCTGTACGACTTGTACGATAAAGTGGCCCAAGACAACCCAAAGTTAAATATTAGGAAAGTTAATAACCCTACAGAAATATATCCGGTCCTTAAAGACCTGTTTAAAAAGGAGCATTAAAAATGCCAAAATTACTTTATGAAGGGTGCGAGTGGGATTTCGACATGCTCGAAAAAACGTGGGCTGCGATCGATGAAATTGGCAGCAAGCAATTAGGGTTCGATTACTACCCCGCTCAAATCGAGATAATTTCTGCGGAGCAAATGCTCGATAACTACAGCAGTCATGCCATGCCCCAAATGTACCAACATTGGTCCTTTGGGAAATCGTTTATTCAAAATGAGAAAGAATATAAAGCTGGAAAATCGGGCCTCGCTTATGAGGTTGTTATCAATACGAACCCTAGTATTGCTTATTTAATGGAAACTAACACTGCTACGATGCAAGCTTTAGTTTTGGCCCATGCTTCTGTAGGACATTCTTGCTTCTTTAAAAATAATTACCTGTTTCGAGAATGGTCCGATGCAGACTCAATTTTAGATTACTTGAAATTTGCTAGGTCCTATATTTCAGAGTGTGAGAAAAAGTACGGCTACGAAGAAGTGGAGGACCTGCTCGATGCGTGCCATAGCTTGCAGTTGCACGGGGTCGATAAATACAAAAAGCCTAGAGTTCGAAAGGGAGACAAAGAGAAAAGGTCCCAAAATAGGAGGCAGCACGAAGAAGAATCGTTTAATGATTTATGGAGGACGGTACCTAAATATGAGGGGGAAGATGTAATATCGAACCTTAAAACCGAAAAAGACGATAAGCTGCCAGAAGAGAATATTTTATACTTTATAGAAAAGCACAGCCCAGTTTTAGCTCCTTGGCAGCGTGAGATTGTCCGAATTGTGCGCAAAGTGGCTCAATATTTTTACCCACAAAGACAGACGAGCTTGCTTAATGAAGGGTTTGCTTGCATTTCGCACCATACAATTATGAATATGCTTTTTGACCAAAAAAGAATTACAGCTGGCAGCGTTATCGAAGCAATGAAGAGCCATAGCGGGGTCGTTTATCAGCCGGATTGGGACGCAAAACATTACTCAGGTATTAATGTATATGCTCTAGGGTATGCAATGCTATCTGACATAAAAAGGCTGTGCTCGGCTCCAGATAAGGAAGACCTTCAGTATTTTCCGCACTTGTGCAATACAGATTGGCGCGAGACGATAATGCACATAGTTAAAAATTACCGAGACGAGAGCTTTGTGCTCCAATTTCTGTCCCCAAAAGTTGCTCGGCAGTTTAAGCTGTTTTCTATTCAAATGGACGAAGATAAAAATTATTACAGTGTGGAGAATACTTGCGAGGAGGATAGCTTGATGCAAATACGCAGCATTTTATCGGCTCAATATGATTTATCAAAAAGAGTGCCTCACATTGAAATCGTTAATGTTGACTGGGCTGGAGACAGGACAATATCTCTCTGTCACTATTCAGCCAATGAGGTTATTATGGAGCACGACAGCTTAAGAAGGACAGCAGAATATTTGCACCTATTATGGGGACATCCTGTCTCAGTGGAATACAAGAATTATGAAGGGGAGGATTTATAAAATGAATAGAGAAATTAAATTTAGAGTGTGGGATAATTCAGATAAAATTATGAGGACTGTGCATCAGCTAAACTGTAAAACAGAGAGTAATCTAACACAAGTATCTACTGATGTGGGGTGTTTTGAGGTTCCCTGGGAATTTATAATACAATACACAGGACTTAAGGATAAAAACGGAGTAGAGATATATGAAGGAGATACAATAAAGCTGTCTAATGATCAAATTGGGGTTGTGTTTTATGACGATCTTAGTGGTGCGTCTTTTGATGTTGATCTCAGGGACGGTAAATATGCACTATTAGGTTTAGGTACTTCCGTAGTATCTTTTAAAGCATTCGTTATAGGTAATATATATGAAAACCCAGAATTATTAGCGGAGAGTCAAAAATGATTAATCCAATATATGTAATGCGAGAAGTTGAGGACTATTTTCATTTATACCCAGGTGCTTTGCTCGAACGTAACCGGTGCCAAACTACATCAAAAGCGCGAGCTGTTGCCATGTACTTAGTGAAGAATTTATGTGGGAGGTCGTACCATGAGGTGGGGGACCTATTTCAAAGGGACCATTCTTCAGTCGTTCAAAATTGTAAAAGAGTAATTAGAACTATATCAGAAAGCAAGCAAGATATTATTTCATGTGCTATAATTAAACTATCTGCAACGGTCCAATTAACAGATTGGGATTAATAGGAGAATAATTATGAAAAACGTCACACAAAGTATTTATCAAGGCTTAAAGAGCACAAATTATTCTGGAGAGCTAGAGCATTTGCAAGAACAAGTAACCCAACTGCAATCGACTCTTGCGAGTTTATTAAATTTAATGCACGAGACAAGTCTAACCAGAGAGGATTTAGAGGATATTCTTCCTTGGGATTTTGAGTATAGGGAGGATTTTATAAATGATTGAGAAAATATACAATTAGCAGAGTCTTTTATTATTTATATGTCGTAGGAATTATTAAATGATACTTGCTCTCGCTTACATATGTTTAACTATATTTTTTGCCAGTGCTGTATTTATAGCGGCAGTAGCTATTATTTTTTCAATAAACAGGAGAAATTTATGATTCAATTAAGCTATATAAATGATTCTGGCAATAAGATAGAATATAACGTAAAAAATCTGCCGTAGCAGATGTGTTAATAAATTCTCCAATCGATATAGAATATTTATCTTATTATGACAGTAAACATAAAGTAGGCACATTTAATTTAAATACATTTGAGGTGCAGTAATGCTAATAGACCCTAAAATAAATGAATCTAAACTAATAGACCCGAAACAAGGTTGTGCTTCCAAGAAGATGCAATTTAATGACATCCCTATTTCTCTTTTGTTGCATGCAGCACCTGGGAACTCAGATGGAGCAAATAAATATGGTACCTGGAACTGGCTTAAGCTGCCAGACGGAACTATGTCTTTAAACACATATTTAAACGCGCTGCAAAGGCACTTGCTGCTTTTTCGAGCGGGCCAAGATTATACGAGCGACTCCAAAATACATAACCTTAAAAGCATGGTTGCTGGCCTTGCTGTTGTGCTCGATGCCCTCCTATTTGACAAAGTGCATGATGATAGGGTAAAATTGACGGATGAACAAATAGTCAAGCTGGAAAAGCTTTTGAATAATGAAGAGTAACTATATGAACGTATTATCTTTATTTGATGGAATTTCGTGCGGAAGAGTTGCTTTAGAGCGAGCAGGAATACCTATTACAAACTATTATGCTAGTGAGATAGATAAATATGCTATACAAGTAAGTAAAAAGAATTACCCTGATATTATTCAATTAGGAGATATAAATAATTTTGATTGCCATAATAATATCGGCAGATGGGAGACTGGTACAGGCCACAGGTATTTAATGCCCAAGTTTGATTTAATTATCGGAGGCAGCCCATGTCAAGGCTTTAGTTTTGCTGGCAAACAATTAGCGTTTGACGACCCAAGAAGTAAGCTATTCTTTAAATTTGTTGAGATAGTTAATTATTATAAACCTAAATATTTTTTACTAGAAAATGTTAGAATGAAAAAAGAATACCAAGATG